CCAAACGAAGAACCATGAGTGCCACTGATTGCATCGCGTCTTTGTTAGAACCACCGTACTGAGCCGTCTTTAGCAACAGTGTCGTGATCTCTTTCGCTTGATTACGATAAGCAGAACTGAGATCAAGCGCCGAACCCTTAGAGTCGCCAAGGGTGTCTGCGAGTTTGATGTTCTTATCGATTGCGTCCTGCGTACTGACGACCAATTCGTTAGCAAGCATCTCGTCGAGCAAACCAATTTTCGCTAAGAACGCGTCTTGAGCGACAGTACCTTTGTCACTCTCCTTCGCTAACTCGGCATAGATGTCCGCTAGTTCAGCGACCTTGTTACCAGCAACAGTTACCGCTTGAGGGAACACTCCAGCGAGTCCACCTAAGAACGCGTCCTGTGCGGCTGTAACGCTGACGGCTTTGTTCTGTAATTCTTGAAGTGTGAACGTGTAGATGTCTGTTCGCCCCGCGGCGGCTGCCATAGCAGCACCCGACCCGAGGATTGCGTTATACATTTCGGTGCCAAGTATTGAAGAGAAGTACAAAGCAGTGTCGGCACTTTGTAGGAGTTTCTTGTTCTCACTATCAAGAGCCTCTCTGTTGTCATCGAAAGCATTAGACAGGTCATCAAGGTTGTACAACAGGTCTTTGACTTGATTGCCTGTCATCTCACCTGCCTTGACCGCTTCAAGCATTGCACCAGCGAAAGGTGTACCAGCGTCTGCTGCCGCCTGTAGAGCACTAGAGACACTAATGGCGGCGTCGCCTGTTTGTACAAGTTGGTCGTACGACAGACCAAGTAGCACGTCGCCAAGGTCACCGAACGCGTCGGTGCCTGTAGATACCACACCGCCGACCTGTTCCATTGTCAAATTGAGATTCGATATCTCGTCGTTGATACCGAGGGTGACTGACTCAGCGGTAGCGAAAGCAGTGGCAACGTTTGCGGCCGCTTGAGCAGTCGCGGGCAATGCACCTTGCAACTTGATGTACTCATCGACAAGACCCTTGACCTCATCGTGAAGTACGGCTGTCGGTTCTCCTGCTGCTTTGAACGCATCGGTCAAACGCTCTTGACGTTCTTTCGCTTCCTTCGCGTTCTGACTGAACGTGTACCACACGGCGGCAATAGCGATCACCGCTACAGCAACACCAGCAATGATTGGACCAGCGGCGGCGAACTGTGCAATCGCGCTAGTGAACGCCTGCGTCGCCATAGCCGCTTTCAACGCGGCCCACGCCTTCGCAAGGGAGCCAAGCATGATCAACAACGGACCACCGACAGCAACAAGACCAGCCAGCACAACGATGATCGTCTTCAAGAAGTTCGGTAGAGCATTGATAGCCGTCATGACCTTCTCAAACGCTGTGGCAAGCATCTTCAACGCAGGCACAACAATAGGTACAAGAACTTGACCAAGGCTTATGAAAGCGTCTTTCATTTCTGCCATGACTTGCTTCATCTTGAAAGCACCCGTCTTGGACATGGCTTCGAACGCTTTGTCGGCGTCGCCCGAATTGTCTGTGAGGTTTGCGAATATCTTTGCTGTACTGTCCGTTGCGGCACCGAACAAACTCATGACACCTGTCAAGGCTCGAATGTTGCCGAACACAATGCCTTGCGCTTCTTCGTTGTCACCGAACGCTGCCGTGAGTGTTTGTAAAGCAGAGAGCAAACCCTTCTGCTTGATCTGCTCACGTAACCCAGCACCACTTAGACCAAGAGCATTGAGTTGTTCCTCTGCTTGTTTAGCAGGGTTCAACAACGACGCGAGTATGCCTCGTATCTGTGTAGCCGCCTCACTCGCGTCTGTACCGTTACGACTCATAGCGGCGAACGCGGCACCGACCTCTTCGAACGTAACGCCCATAGCAGAAGCGATAGGTAGCACACGAGGCAAAGCACCAGCAAGTGAGTCTGCTTCCATCTTGCCTTCACGTACAGCCGCAACCATTAGGTCGGTTGCTTGTGCAGCAGATAAGTTCTCTGCGCCGTAAGCGTTCAACGCTGACGAGATTGTGTCAGCGACGATCGCTGTTTGCCCCATGCCAATCGCAGAGGCTTTCAACGATGACTCAAGAACCTGCATGGCTGTAGCGCCGTCAATACCTGCCGAGGCAACGAAGTACAAAGCGTCAGCGGCGTCTACAGCACTGCCACCAAACTCCTTAGCCATTTCACGGGCGGCTAAACCCATCTCGGCAACTTTGTTTTCGGACAAACCAACCATCGCAACGATTGACTGCATAGAGAACTCGAAGTCGTTAGCCGTTTTGATTGCTTGACCACCAGCGAGCAACATCGGCGCAGTCAACGCCATCGACATCTTTGTACCGACAGAGGTCATCTTGCTACCCATGTCAGTGAACTTGTTACCTACACGAGATGCACCCTCGGCGGCTTGTGTGATCCTCTTAGAATCGTTCGCAACCTTGCGGGCCATCTCGTGATACGCAAGGGCGAAGTCGTCAACACCGTACGCGGCCTTCTGATAAGCGTTTTCAACTTTGGTGAGGGATTGTTTGGTCTCTTGGGCAACCTTTGTGACTGCTCGTTCGGCTTTCGCCATGCCAGCAGTTGCGTCTTGACCTAACTCATCAAACTTCTGTCCGAGTTGGTCAATTGTTTTGACAGCCTGAGCGACACCCTGTTTGAGTTTCGAGGCATCAGCACTGAGTTCTACATTGAGACTTCCGACTGATTGTGCCACGTTCTATCTCTTCCTTGACTTCGCTCGTTGTTGTGCTTGTTCTCTTTCGCTCGCTTCGATCTTGAACAAAGCACACCACTCAATGAACTCTGAACTGCTCATCTTGTCCATGAGTTCACCGACTGTCATACCGAGTTCTCGTGCTAGATGGAAGTACGATCGTCTTTCAGGTTGGCTTCGTCCGAAACGGTCGGGGAAGCCGAGTAAGACTTTCCCGCTTCATCGATTGCCTTCTCTTTCAAGCCTGAAACCTCAAGACAACTTGTGACGAGTCGGTCAATAACCGCACCCGACTTCTCTGTCATGAGCCACGACAAGTCGTCCTCAGTGAACACAGGTGAGCCGTCGTTGGGGTCGAGGCAACACGTGACAAGGATCTGTCCGTAGACGTTCTCAATCTTGTCTCCGTTGTCCGACGTATCTTGACTAGCCGCAACAAACGACGCGCGCTGGCGAACAGTCATTGAACGTACCTCAATGGATACGTCCCACTCGGGAACAGCAATAACCTCACGGTCGAGGTCTTGCGCTGAACGAATCTTGTCTTTGATGGACACTGTGGTCACACTCCTATGTTGGTTGGTTTGTTATTGAGATCAGTACGTGGTACGAGTAACAGCACCAGTGACTTGAAGGTCAAGGCTATATGTCACTACGTCACCGACAGGGTTCGAGATCGAGTACGAAGTCACGATCGCTTCACCCGTGTACTTGACGTTGCCAGCGGTTGAGCCAGCAGGTCCGAACACGAACGAACGTGACGCAGGTTCAGCACCGCCTGCGATGTATCCGTCGACTGTTGCGTCCCAAATACCTGACACACTGAGGGTCGCATCTGCGAGTCCGACGATGTACGACTTCGCAGAAGAACCGAAGGCGGTGGTCTCGGCAGTGTCGATCGTGTCGGGGAAGTCGACGCTCGTTACTGTGTCGCTGATATTGCGAACAGTACCGCTGGTGTCGTCGAGTGTGAAGTTAGTTGACTTACCGTGTACGAATGTGGGCATGATTGGTCCTTTGTGTTAGAAGCGTGCGAATGAAAGATGATATGTAACTGCCCCACCTGTGGGATTAGCAGTGCCGATTGCTCGTAGGTAACGGTTCACCGTTCCTGTGACTGCTGACTGTTGTGAGGTCGTGGTGCTTGCTACGAGAGCAGTGAACGTGATCAAGTCAACCCAAACAGAGTTGTCCACTGAGTGTTGAACTTTGATCTGTGTTGTAGGTCCAGTGAGCGTATTGGCTGTGACGTGAAGGTTAGCGAAACCGCCACTAGCACTTGACGCTGTGTTGTCGACGCCCGTCAGACCAGTGGCAAGAGCACCGAAAGCGATACTCGAACCTGCGGTCAACATAACTCCGCTACGCATACCGTACGTCACGTTGGAAGTTCCGTCAGTTGAGGCATTGAAGTCAACGCTCACTGACGACACGTCAGCGACAGGGTTGCTGATTGAGTAACTTGTTTCGTGGGCTTTCGCTACGATTGCTCGCCTGCCGATTGCGCCAGTTTCCATCGCCACAGTAATGATCGGCGTAGTTGCTGAACCAAGAATTGTTGATAACACAACGTCAGAGCCGACAGTTGCGTCTTGCGAATACAGACCCGACAGACTCAACGTTGCGTCGTTGAGACCCGGCAGATAAGACTTAGCACTAGAACCGAACGAGGTGATCTCGGCTGTGTCGATCGTACTTGCGGTATCAACACTGTTGAAGTACGTACTCAAGTCAAACTGATTCAATAGAACGCCTGTCGACTTACCGTGAATGAATGTGGGCATCAGATAACCTCAGGTTCGATTGAAACTTCTTCGACGACGGGTGTGCTCTTGCTCTTCTTGGCATCTAACGCTTCGACATAACCTTGTTCAAGCAACCACTCTGACTGCTTCGCTGTGAGTTCAACTTCGTCGCTGGGTTCGTAACGCTTGTCGGCAACGTTCATACCGCTGACTCCGTCTGTTCCACCTGTCACTCTGTATCGCATTGAAGTCCTTTTGAGTCAACGCCGAATGACAGTCGCAAGACGGTCACACGGACACCTATGGCGACGAGCGCACTTCTGTGAACGGACTGTATCAGGCACTGCGCGTGGCACGTTGTAAGTCACGGGCTACGGGCGAGCCTTACAGGGCCAACCCCGAAAACGCGTGTCAAATATGGCCTCTATGCAGGGGATATAGAAACTTTGATTGGGTAGTTGATTCTTGTCAAAGGGTGCTTGTAGTGTGGGGGTATGACAAACACCACGACAACGCAAGTTTACAACATCCGCACAGGCTTGATCATTGGCAGTTGGGAGAGCCGCTATATCGCAACACAGATATGCCGTTCGTACAACGACATGGTCGGTTCGAGCACTTTCAAGACTCGCACCCTGTACGCAAGCAGGGCAGCACGCCAACAGCAGCAGCAACTCAACAAGGAGTCAGCACAATGAGAAACATCAAAGAAGTAATTGAGACGGTCAAGGTTTACAAAGCCAAGCAAGCGTTCTTGACCGCACCCGAGCGTGCAGCACTGGCTGGCCTCGCAGACGATGACCTCGTATGGGTCCTTCGTGAAGTCACCCCGTTCGGCACGTACTCACTGGAAGTGAAGGCAGTCAAATGAGCGACACGACAATGAAAGCAACCTGCTCGTGCTGCAAGCGCAAGCGTTCAGTCCTCGACCTCGTGTCCGTGTCCAAGCGCCGCAGCGGTTCATACAACCGCGCAGGCTCGGGCGGGCGCGGCAAGGTTTGCCGCCAATGCACAATCGACGCAGTGCGTAACACAACTGAAGCCCGTTACCGCGACGGCAAGTTGTGGGGCGTTCACCTCGACGACAATGGCATCGCATGGTCCGACGCAGCCGACTACTTCGGCATCGACTGGTCCGACGTGCCGCGCACTTACTACCACGCCAAGCGTTGCCCCGATCAGTTCCTCGCCCCGAAAGCAGGTAAGTGAAATGAACAGATTCACCGTACAGAAAGACATTGAATACTCGCCTTGCGAGCACCCCATGTGCGATCAACTTCATCGACGCTTTATGGAACGAACCATTCATGGCGGTTGGTTCCACGAGGTCAAGACAACTTGGTGGATCGTTGTTGACTCGACGACAGGCTTTCAGGCTCACAACGCAAAGAGCAACAAAGAGTGCAAGCAAATGGCAGACCGCCTCAACAACAACACAACGAAAGCAGGTAACTGAAATGCACCCCAACTCACCACACGTCATTCCAATGGACGGAGCAGTCCGCGGGACGCTCTACTGGAGCACTGGCTGGCAAGATAGCCGAGAAGCAAGTCAAGAGGGTTGGTTCCAACTCAACGAGCGCGGCAACGGTTTGGTCAAGTGCCGCAAGGTCGGCGGCCGCCGTTGGTTCGCCCTCACCGACATTGAGCGTTGCACCCTGTTCATTCCATACGTGAAGGCGGTCAAAGCATGAGCCGCCCACGTAACGACCGATGGATTGACCTTGTGTTCACACTCAACGGCTTGGCGTTCTTCTGTTGCCTACTGATGGCACTAGGCGAAAACAAGTTCCCGATCCTGCCAGCCTTCATGAACCTTGGAGTCATGGCACTCATGATTCGTTTCGTAAACATCAACCACAAGGAGCAAACCAAATGAAAGACGAAATCCTCACACTCAGCGAGTTCTATGACCGCGCCACACCGTTCAAACGAACACTCGGCGGGCAAGAGTACGAGTTCATCAACGTGGCGTACTGGTACGAAGGCGAACTCAAGCACGGAGTGGTGAACCTAAGCGCGTCAACCCCCGAGGACATCGAAGCGAACGTTGAACTACAGCAGTACGACGAGCAGGAGGTCGTATTCGTTTCGTACGGCTTAGTCGATCTGTACGAGGTGTTCATGGAAGCAGGTCAGTTCTGTGACGGCACGTTGAGTTACGTCGACGGAGTAAACCCTGACCCTGAAACTTGGTTCAGTGACTCTGTTGGCGGTCACGCCAAAGACGGACTGATGTTGTTCACGTGCGAAGTTGAGATACTGGTCAGTGTGTACGCAACAGACGGAGACGCGGCTTACGACCAAGCGCAGAAGTATTTGCAGAAGCAGTCCGAGGAGTTGTGGGAGATGGGCAACCTTCATCACGTAGAAGTGACGAGAGGATAAGTCCAGCGTATGGCACAACATTCGTTCCCGCCAACACATTCATCGTTCACTGTTGTAAAGTAACTGACATGATTCGACGAACGAGCCTTGCGCTCGCAACGTTGTCGCTGATCGCTTCGTGCGGTGGCGGTGTGAAAGACACGACGTCCGTACCCCCACAGACGACCCCTATCTTGCTCTCGCCCGTCACTGCACAAGCACCAGCCACAACTACATCAACAACATCGACAAGCACAACGACAACGACCACAACAGAAGTTCCGTTGGAGTCCGACCCGCTTGATTACATTGACGAGCAACGTATGTTGCACGGACGGTGCGGAGAGTGGCACGACCTAGCAATGGAAGTCGGTTGGCAAGAAGAGCAATGGCCTACCCTCAGTACCGTTCTGTTTACCGAAAGTCGCTGTACTGTCGACGCTTGGAACGGACATGACGCAGGCCTGTCTCAGATAAACCAAATTCACTCATCGTGGTTGAATGAGATGGGTCTGTCTCACCCTGAAGATATGTTCGACGCTCGCAACAACTTATGGTTCGCGTACAAGTTGTACTCCTCACGCGAAGAGAAGGGTCAGTGCGGCTGGAAGCCGTGGAGTGAACCCTGTCGCTAACTAGCGGACTCGTTGATCTCTTTACAACGAGGACAACGAACACGCCACGGAGCAGTCACCAGTTCAGCGAGTAACTTCCCACAGTTGCCACAACGAACAGACGTACGAGTAATTCGCTCATGCTCGGGTACAAGCCTTGTCTCTGCGTAAGGGTCAAGGCTCATTGGTACGTGCGTGTCACGTTGAAGTTCTGTACGAAGATGATTCGATCTTGTGAGTCACGCTCTAACGGGAACGGAGATTGAATTGCGGACACTCTGTTGTAGCGAGTACCCGACAACGACTCATCGACAATACCCTCAAGGCTTACCCAACAAAGGTTGATGAGTGTTTCGGCTGCTGCGTACGTTCCCGCTCGTACGGCTATTTGTACGCTTGGATTCTGTAGCACAGGCAAACCACCACCCATCGTGTTGTCGGGTGCTGTGCCGCCGTACTCGTACAACGTGACACAAGTGGACGGAGTGTCGGGCATACGACCGACAAACAGGTTCGTCCCAAGAGTCAATGACCCTTGTTGCGCGTCGAGGTATGTGGCGATGTCAATGAGGGTGCTCATCTGCTTGTGCCTGCCTGATAATGCTTACGCACATACGCAGTCAAGACGCGGGCGTAGTTCTTGGTGAACTTTTGGAACGGTCGCTCAAGGTACTTCGGTCCACGGCCCGTCGCAGGGTCAATACCCGGACCTGTACCTGAACGCTTGCCGACTTTGCTTTTGTTCGGTGGCTTCGGCGGGTGGTAGAAGTCAAGCCGCTCGTGTTGAACGAGTGCGTACTTGGCGTCGTAACCAACTGCGATCGAATACTTGCTTGCACCTTTGACCTCTAGTTGAGTTTTGCTACCCGCCAAGATGCCCTCGTCGAACGGTACAAGGTTTTGACTCTCGGCGAGTATGTCCTCAGCCATGTTGTACAGCCCAGCGTTCAAAGCACGAGTGATACCGTCAGCGTCAGCAATCAACGCGAGGCGTATCTCTTTCATACCCCTGTCTGAGAGTTTGACTGTGACGCTCATTAGAAAGACCGCGCAACACCAAGACCAAGTACCGCACATTGCTGCCCGTACTCGTCTCTGCGTATGTCTACTTCCATGACAGGCCGTGTGAAGCCGTCAGCAGTTGTTACGGTGTCGTCAACATTCGCCGCCACTGTGGTCGATGGAATGTAGATTCGGTATTCAATCTTTTGATCGTTAGTCGTGAGGTCACGTTTAGAACCTGTGATGCGATGAACGAACGCGGTATAAGAAGTACCCGACCCGTACTGGAGTTCTCCGTAAGTGTTATATGAAGTCTTAGCAGTGAGCGTCACCGACTCATTGCACATCGCTTTCATCTCTAAAGAGAAGTCGTTAGCGGCCGTCACGTGTCAGCACCCGGTCCAAAGAGTTGAACACCCGACGCGAGGTTCATGTTGCCGCCGTCGGCTACGTCTTGGAATTGTCCTGACGCAAACCAACTACGGAAGAGGTCACTGTTGTCTTGGTCGATTTCTTTGTCACTGATCGATATGCCACCAGCGTACGGAATAGGTGTGAAGTTCTGTGATACAGCCAACGAGTTGAAGTGTGCTGCTTGTGTGAGATAACCCTGAGCCTTCTGACTGAACTTGACGTTGAGGTCACCGATCTGCTTATCAGCGAGGCGTGCCAACTTAGAAGCAATGGTCAAGCAGCAACGGTACGCGGCGTCATACAAAGCGTTGACGCCTGTTGATGTACCTGATGCTTCAGTATTGACCCAAAGAATCTCCTCGTTGCTTAGGAGTTGGTCTGTTGTGTCAGTATCACCGATGAGGAATCGGATTGCGTCTTTAGCGTTAGCCGACGGGTCGCCACCATAAGTCCATGTCATTAGTGATCACCGATACAGAATCGAACCAGTGGGCGTACCTGTAACTACGTCGACATAGACACCGTTCGGGCAAGCGACACCGTTCGGCCCATACCATACGTTGCCAGCAGTCAAAGTTGCTTGAGACAAACCTGCGATGATTGGATTCGCCGCATCAGCAGATGCACCATTATGAACGTGAATACGATTAGCCGCACCCGACTCGTTGACAAGAACGACACCGAGAAACACCTTTGCGTCAGCGATCGCCTGATCACTACCCGTAAGAGCGACTGACTTGACGGGGCTTGTGTTGCTTGTGTTGTTCATGAGTTATCTCCGTGAATGACTAAGGCCGAGACTGATGCGTTCTAGCACCAGTCTCGGCCTGAGTGCCGTAGTTGAGTTGTATTACTTGCGGTAGAAGGTAACGCCTGATGTCGAGTCGTAGCGAACGTACCAAGTACCTGACGTTGCCGCAGGTACAGTCGCAGCACCAACAAGGGTCACGCCCGTTGCACCAGCAACAAGAGTGATCGTTGCGGCTGATGCGGCAAGGTTCACAATCGTGAACTCTGTGCAGTCGCCTACTTGTTCACCAGCGAGCAGAGCAATGATGTCAGCACCAATCGCAGTTGTTACGTTGCGAGCAGTCGTTGGTGTTGAAGTGACAAGAGTGTTCGTAACGATATGAGCCGCAGTAGCAACCATCGACGCACCATCAGCGATAGTTGCCGCAGTGCGCTTGACGCTGGCAGTGCCACGCAAACGTGCTGGACCTGTTACATCAAGAGCACCAACGAGAGCAGTACCACGAGTGAGTCGATTGAAAGCCATGTCAGTCTCCTATCAGGCCGAAACAGGGTTGCTGAAGAAGTAGCCGAGTGAAGTTGAAACGGCCTTGAAGTCCCAAGCCGATTCGATTTCAAGACGGTCAGCACGGAGATGGTCCATACGGAAGCGGCTCACAGCAGTTGAAGTACCGAGGCCACCGCCAACACCACTCCACACGAAGTTGTATCCAGCAGAAGCGGTCATCAAACCAGCCGACGGTGCGACGTAGCACAACAGTGCGTCCTTGTCACCCATCTGTGCGTACGATGCCGAAGCACCTTCTTGCGCCGAGTTGTACACGCCCTTCATGACCATCACGCGAGGCACATCGAGCACCTTGCCGATGAGTTCAGGAGTGATGCTGTCTGCTGAGGTGTACTTGTAACGGTCGACGAAGTCGCTGTGGTTACGGAGAGTCTTGTAGGCAGCGTATGAAAGCACCAACGTGTTAGGCAGGTAGCCAGTGTTGCTCAAGACGGTGTTGACACCAGTCTGAATGTCACCGATTGGGTCGGAGCCTGAAGCGTCCCACAACGTCGACGGAGTGTTGTCAGTTCCCCAAACAGAGGTGGTGAAGAACTTGCTAGCCCAATCGCGTTCCTGACGGATCATCATTTGATGAGCCAAGAACTTGGTGGCGTCCATGTCGGGGTTCAACGGTGAATCGCTGTTCGCACGAACTTGGTCGCCGATGTCCTTGTGCAATGCCCACACCTGTGAGGAGTAGGTCGAAGTCGACAAGGAGTAACCGCTACCTGCGGACTCGGTTCCGTCTGCACGGTACTGAGCCTGATCACGGTAGAAGTCAGCCTGCGAGTACGTGAAGTACAAGTCGCTCTGCTTCGTAACGGGAACAGTGGGGAACACCTTTGACGCAACGAAGTTGTCTGCCTCGTTCATGAAAGCGACGCTCAAGTTGGTGAGCACCGCATCAATATGGACTTGGTTCTGAGTGGGCTGTGCCATGACTGGTTCTTCTTTCTAGATCAGACGAATCGTGAGTTGGTGATGTTGATGAAAGCAGTGACGGTGTTGCCAGCCGCGCCTGCTTCAATTGCTTGACCGCAGACGTACTTGGTTGTGTCGCTTGAGGTATACACAGCGGCTTGACCGTCAGCAGAGGTTCCGAGGAGATCGCCTGCGGCAGTGGTGCCGTCAGAACTCAACTTGGAGATACCGAAGAGAACAATCTCGGCGGCTTGACCACTCTTCGGGGTGTTCTGCAACACGCCGATCGGCTTGTCTGTAACACCCGAGCAAACGTTCACAGTCGTGGCAGAAGCCAACTTGACGAAGTAGAACTGCTTTGCAGATAGGTCGGCAGCGGCAACGAGGTTACCGAGTTTGATTTGTGCGCCTTCGTAAGCCATGTTCAGCGGCCTTTCTCGATGAGGTATTGGTTGTAGAGGTCCTTGTTGTTCTCAGACACGATCGAAACAGCCTTCGCGAAAGAAGGTGCGCGACCGTCAGAGACGAGTTGCTGTGCCTGTGCTTGGATTGTGTCCCAAGCGGAGACGACGTCATTGCTTGACGACGTACCGATCTCCTTGAGCAACCCTGACTCGTTCAAGGCACGAGCCGAAGCGTCGAGGACCTTTTCGATGATGGTTGCTTCTAACGGCATGACTTCACGGATAGCGCAAAGTACAGGTGCGAATTCGGCTGGGTTCATTTCGGGCAAGTTCACCCAAGCGTTAGCGGTGTCGACAGCCTTTTCGAGTTCACGCTGCTTCTGCAATTCAACCTTCTCGGCGTTTGCGTCTGCGAGTGCTTTGCGAAGGTCAGTCAATTCCTTGCGGATGTCTTCGAGGTCGATGGCCTTCTCAACGGCATCGACGGCCTTTTCGGTGGCTTCAAGTTCCACAGGTATCTCCTTGGTTGTAGTCACTGCTTCGAGTGCGTTGTCAAGATCAGCAGACTTCATCACTAACCAACCCTCGTGAAGGTGAGCGGGGTGATCTACTCCGCTGGTTTCCTTCACCATCAGTTCGGTGAGTTTCATTCGTCGTGCCATTGCTTGATGACTGTAGCGAATGGGATCTTTGATCCGTTGTAAGTCCTGAAAGAAACTTCCAACGACGCAACATGGTCGTGCGGTATCTTCTGTCAATGCGACTGCCTAGGTACTTATGCCTTATCTCAACCATGAGCACCCTGTTCGTTAGTAGTGCGATGTTCACTGCTTGTGGTTTCAATGGCACTTACCGTTACTCGTGTCAGGACCCAAAGAATTGGGAGAAAACAGAGTGCAAGCCACCGACCTGCGTGCCATCGGGCGAGTGTTCAGAGAGCCTCGTGTGGGGTGAGCCTGATGGCCCGTAAGCGTTACGCGCCCGAGGAGATACACGCACGGCTCGTACTCACTGTAGGTGTTGCTCTGTGCTTCACGTTCGTAGTGATCGTCATTGCGGTGCTATGGGCTTTGGTGTTCGTAACGCAACCGATGACTCAATCACCTAACGACAAAGCCTTCCTCGACGGTGTACTCGTACCCATCACCCTGTTCTTGACTGGCGCTTTGAGTGGCGTGCTGGCGAGCAACGGACTGAAGTCCAAGCCACAACCACAACGGCGGGACATGATTCCTGACGACGAGTTGTTCCGCTAGTCGTTGATTGTTTCAAGCGGTAGAAGTGTTGACACTTTCAAGCGGTCAATTCGTTTGACCATTCCGTTCGGTATCGCTATCACGTGGTCGATGTGGTTGCTTTCGTCCATGATGATTGACTGTGAGATCACAACGTGGTTCGCCTTGACGCCAGCGATGAGGTAACCAATCGAAGTAACGATGCAGGGTTCGTTGTCTAGGTCGTCACGGGTAGTCCACGTCTCCGACACGGCGTGAGCGTCGTGCCACGTCACTTGAATGAGTTGATGTTTCACGCCTTGTACTCCTTACCTCGATACATTGCCCAGCCGTCGTGAATCGCTATTTGCTCATAGCAGAAGCGACCCGACTCAGGGTCGTAGGGAATGACCGCCAGCCCTTGCTGCCAATCTTCGTATCGTGTGAGTGGTCGCCCGTTGAGGTCTGTTCCACCACGTGTGCTTGGTACTGCGCCGTCGACTCGGCATAGGCAACCCGGACTAGCGGCTAGGACTGTACGTGGTCCGTCGTGGTCCTCGCGTGTCCGTTCTGCCCATTCACGTCGATGAATGTGTCCGTAGATGACTGACGACTTTTCTTGACCGAGGTACTTGTGCGCTGTTGAGCCACCGCTCGCAACCCTGTCGCCGTGGATAACTCTTAGACGCTCGGTAATCCATACGCTTGACGCTGGGTATCCGGGTCTGTACTCAATGTCGACCTCATCAAGACGACAGAGAAACGGTACAGACATCACAGGCCATGACTCGGGTAGCGCACCACGCTTGAGACCAAACGCAGCAGAGGCGTTCTGTAGTAAGAACTTCGGCAAGCGTTCCTCGTGGTTGCCAGCCAGCCAAATGATCTTTGCGTTCGGGGCTGCGGCTCGAATCTGTGCGGCGAGTGTTGTTGCCCTGTCGATCGTTGCTTGTGTTGTTTGTTGGTAAGCCTTAGTCACGATGTACTTGCCGAGTTCAGCGAAGTCAAGGTTGTCGCCAACGAGCACAACAAGGTCAGGATTGACGTCAGCCAAGATGGACAACGCAACACTGATCGCGCGCTCATCGTGTATTGCCTCAAGTGAACCATCTACAGCGGAGAAGTATCCGCATTGAATGTCAGGGAGCACAACAGCGACAGGCCAACCCGACTTCGCTTTGGTTGCTTTCGCTGCGGGGAGTTTGACTGCTGGACCCTGTTGAACGACAGGCCACTCAGGACCCGTCTCCCATTTCGGTGAGAACTGAACGCCTGTGAGGTCGTGTACTGACGCTTCGCCTGTCTCTGTGTCCTTTGTGACTGCTTGATACAGTGACACCCTTTTGATCGCACCGATCTCATCGATGTCTATTCCGTTGCGTTCTAAGAGTTCCGCGATACGCCCTAACGACAGGCGCTTGGCACCCGCCGAGTTTTCTTTGTCGATGTCATCTCTAAGACTCACAAGCACAATCCCCTCGCCTGTGTCGCTTGAGCATTTCGATTGACACTGTGATGTCTCTGTCAGCAAGAGCGAGTGAGATTGACCTGTTGGTAATCGAACGATCTATCAACGCTGCCTTCAAGTCTTCGTTATCAACGCCGACCAATTTGTCGAGCGCGAGTTGAACACCGCAGACGCGTGGACCGTGTGACTTGCCGTAATCACGTATTGAACTAGACAGACTTTCTTTGTCAGGCATCTCAGTCCGATCTCTTCACGATTGGGTGAGCGTATCAAATCAGGACGTCAATACGCTTGATGTCAGTGACAGGCACACTCGTTGTCGTGGCAGTAATAGGCTCGGTCGTCGTTCCATTTGTGAATGCGACTGTCGTGATCGCTGTCGGGGTAGTACACGTTGTTGATGTAGTTCACGACTTCGTTGATGGTTGCGTGCCATTCAGTTGCGTTGTGGTAGGCAACGCGGCTTGGGTCGTCGTCGTAGATGCTTCTTGTGGGAGCCATGCCGCCACCCCTCTCGTCGTCGTTGGCGGCTCAAGGGTAGTTGCGGACGCTGGCTCTGTGGTTGTAGCCGTTGCAGTGGGCGACGTACGTTGCTCTGTAGCACGCGTAGAACGCGCTGTACGCGCCGCAAGGGGACAGAGACGGGCATTAGGCCATTCGAGGACGCCCAGCGTACAGGGGCGAATATGGCTACCGTAGGTCAAATATGGGGGATATGCAGGGCAAATACAAACATCAAAATTCTTTGCCGTAAAGGTTGAACTCCCGTACGCCCGTCGGCATACAATGGGGGTATGACAAACACCACATCCAACACCGACCTATCCACAATGACCCCGAAGGCCATCGACGAATTGCTACTTGAGTTGTGGCGCGAGCAGGACGCACTTGCTTACGCAATGAACAACCTGTTGTACAAGGCGACCCGCTTGGACAATTACAGCGACGACAGCGACGGCGTCGTCGTGTACTTGAACCACACTGTGAAGAGCGTGGGCTGGGGTCCGACGAGCCGCAACAAGATGTACGTGCTTCGCACAGACTTCGATGCCTCGCCGTTCGAAGTCATCACGTACCACGACGGAAGCACCCGCAACTCACGACGCAACTCGAACAACGAAGTGAACGCCGCCGCTTACGAGTACCTCGCCGACAAGGCCATCACAGCCGAGGACGCAATCCACTTCATTGACAAGAACGACGCGCGCGCAGAGGGAATGGCAGTCACGGAGAACTTGAATCGTGGCGAAGAGATCAAGCACTTGATCATGATGATCAACAACGAGTTCAACGCACGTGGCGGCTGGAGCCGTTACTTCCTCGTGACCTCCAGCAACGGACACATTCACCAAAGCACCTCATGCCACACTTGCAACAAGGGTAAGAACGCCACGACGTTCGCCTTGGTGTACCACTTGAGCGGTGAGACAGCCGACCGCGCCGTTGAAGTGTTCGGACCAGCGTTGTGCTCGGCCTGCTACCCGCAAGCACCTGTTGAGTCACGCGAGCAGGGCAAGGTCACTACGAGCCTCGCAAGCGTGTACTACGACGAAGGCTACGAAGGCTGGTTGCGTGCGAAGGCTGTTGCCGACGCTCGCAAGGCCAAGCGTGACGCAAAGGTCGGTGCCTGAGATGAGCCACGTTGACGAAGTAGCCCGCGCGAACGAGGAGCGTCGCGCGGGACACATCAACATCTTCATTCCGCAGACTTTGGCTTCGTTGAAGATCAGGCCACAGACCGTCGTTCGAGTTTTGATGACCATCACGAACGGTCGCACGTACCGCTTGGAAGAAATGACATGGCAGGAAGTTGCGGCTGCTCTTGAGAACTTTGACAAGCGCGCACGGTCACAACACAGCAAGGTCAAGCGTGAAGCGTTGAAGGCTGACGGCAAGTGCTTGCGTTGCGGCGGTGCTGGTCAGGCCGACAAGTGGACTCGTACTGGTCTCACTTGCTACTCATGCAATGGGAGTGGCACAGCCACCCCCGAAGTAAAGTTCTAACAACACCACAAACACAAACAGGAGAAACATCATGAAGTATGCAATCACAATCACAAGTTCAAGAACAAAGAAGATCAAGTTCCTTCACTCATATCGATCAGGCTTACAAGCACGCATCACGACCACGACAGAGTTTGCGAACGCTCGCAAGTTTGCGACAGAGACTGACGCACAAGAGTTCATCAACAAGAACGCAGGGTACTTCGGGTGCAGATTCGAGGTCGCTTCATGAATACCACAACCAACAATCAACAACAGGAGAACACCATCATGACAGATGCACTGATAACGATTGCGATGAACAACATCGCACAGGAGACGGACAGGCTCGCACTTGACGTCGACGATGCCAAAGCCACACTCACCCTTGAACAACTCACGACGTTGATGGATTGGTGTGACTCGCTACGAAAGACATTGAGCGTGATCTCACGTGAGGCACTTATGGCGGCAGCGGACAAGTTCCCACGTGACGGCAAACAGATCACGTGGCACAACGCCAACAATGAGAAGTTCGTTACTGAACTGAAGCACTCGTCGGTACGAACATCTGTTCAACGTGACGCCTTGTACAAAGCCGTGAAAGAGACCGCCCGAGTCATTGACACGGAGACAGGCGAAGTCACCGAGGACTTACGTGGCCTCGTGGACACGATCGAAAAGACCTTCCGCTTCGAGCCACGCTGGACAGAGATCCAAGCGTTAGGGATTGACCCCGACGAGTTCTGTACCACAAAGCGCGAGCCGAAGATAACAACCACCAAACTCAACGAAACAGAAACAGGAGAAGCGTTCTAATGAAACACAAAGTATTCGAAGCCGAGCCGATCACGTACGTCGATGGACGTGTCAAATGGATTGTGAGTGATGACCGTTGGGATATCAACGACATCACTTGCGCTAACAAAGAGCACGCCGTACGCGTAGCCGCAGCGTTGAACGCAATGGTCAAACACGGGTTGTCACAGCAACACGCTGAACTGATCGCTCGCGAACTGCGTACACGAAAGGTTGGTGCGTGATGGGTCTCGACAACTTCCCTCACTCGTACCCGTGCCGTACTCAGGACACAGCCGTCATGGCGTACCGCTTGGACCGAAACGGTGACAAGATCAAAGACGAGAACGGTGTCTTTGACAAACAGATTGACTGCAAGGCAACTCAAGCGGCGGGCGGCTGTCCGTTGTTCAACGATGAGACGCGGCCTGAGACTGGTGCTGTGTATGGAATGTTCTCAACTGATTGTTGGTACAGAGGCAAGTACGGGAACTTCTTGGTAGACGACCTTGGACTCGATACGAACGTTCTGTACGGCAACGACGAGTGCCATCTCGACGAGCAGTCGTGTGTTGAGTTCGCCGATGAGATACAAGTCGAACTCGACGCACGTATCGCCAAGGACGGTTTCGTGATGATCAATGACGAGGACCACACTGACGAGGTTCGCTATCTTGTTTGGTGGCTCAACTGGTGTGCCAAGTACGGAGATGGAATTGGAGCGTGGTACTGATGGGCGCAGATGCTTTCTACACAATCGCCAAAGCCGACACAGCCGAGGCAGCGTTTGACATTGCGAAGCAGGAAGCGTATTGGGACTTCGGTCATGCTGGGTACACAGGAACGATCGCAGAGAAACCCGGGTTCATTGTTGCTTGGGATTACACGCACGAGCAACCTCACGCGCTCGCTTCGTTTGTTGGTGATGACGGTGATGCAATGATCTATGCGTTGCACGCCGTAGCCGACATCCGTCCGACAACACTTGACGACTTCAAGAATGAGTACGACGCAGGCAACAAGCGTTGGTGCGAAACGGAGTTGCAGTGGGAACAGAAGGGCTACACAAGCCTCGCTGCGTTGCTGTCGATTGTGCCTGCTCAGACTGTCGAGTATTGGTACAAAGTCTTTTGGTCGAAGTGGGACGAAGCGTTGTGCGTGCCACTGGCTAACGGGTCGTTTCTTTTCTGTGGGTACGCATCGTCCTAGTTCCCACGTCGGCGGGCAACGGCCCTGCATATTGTGGTGGTATGCAGGGCTTATGTCCGTATAGCCCGTTTATTTGCGCCGTGTGCGCCTGTACCTAGCGAATGGGGCAAACAGCCCCTAAGAGGCTTAGAGGCGCACAGGGCGCGATATAACGCGGGATACGCGCAAACTAGGGCTATATCAGGGCAGCGTCGGGCAAGTCGGCTTCCATGCGTTGAGCCATACCCCCGATGGAGTAGCCACGGAGTTTGCCCGCCTTGACCAAGTCCCACGCCCACGGTTCCCACACGACGCCCATGAATGGGGTGTTGCTGGGGAACTTGTACATCGTTGTGCCTTCACCCGGAACAACAAGGTCGGCCTCGACAGGGAACGGCAGTGTCAGTATCTCAACCATCTCACCCGCGGGTCGTTCTCCGTGTTGCAAGTACACAGTGCGATCACCTTTGCGTACCCAATCCCACAGTGCGAGTTGCAATGTTTTCTCGTCTGTGAATTCGCCGTGTGCGTCCTCAACTCCGGGTACGTACCAAGGTCCAAGCGTGTATCGCTGCTCGTCAGCCTTAGCGACCACCGCTGTGGTGTTCTTCAAGATGAGATCAACTTTGTCGACTTGGGTCAATGAGTACGGTCGGGCGACGCCTCGTAGTTCGATGTCGTCCTCAAGGATGTCGTGAACCATCTTGTGCGCTGGTGAAACCTCATTCAGTTTGTGGAAGTCGTCGTGCCACTCAATGAGTTTCTCTGTTGTTTGAGGCATTGCTCGGTCTTGTGAGAAGCGTTCAATCTGTGCGAGGCGGTCGGCGGCTTCGGCTTCACTGACGTAACAACCGAACGAACGACCTGTTTCACTGATGACACAGAACTGACCGCCCACTTGCTGGACTGCTCGACGGACCATTCCCATACCGCTCATGCCGTCCATCACGGGTTCTTCGGCGTCGTCCATACCCTCGCCGCCTTCGGGCATAGCGAGGCTTTCACCTTTGTCGCCGTACACGACCATCTCGGCTTCGTGGATCAGTGTCATAACCATTGCGCGTAAGTCGCCGCGTGCGGTGTTCAACAGACCGAGGTACGCATGAGTCAAGCACTCGACAGGGTTTGAGTACCCGCCGTTCTTCTTCATACCCTTGTGCATTGTCTCATCGACGTACATTGCTCGTACTGCGTTGATGACTGTCATGATCTTGTCGAGCAGTTCGTCCGTCTTTGGACCCATCTTCACTGCGGCACTGTAAGCGTTCAACAGACTGTCAAGTGGGTCGTAGCCCTCGTCGTCGTCTTTCATTTCGTAGCCGTACATCTTGTCTGCGTCCATGCCTTGTCCTTTGTTTAGTTCTCCCGACTCAATGAGTTGGTCTCGTTTGCGTTCTGCCCATAGGCGCGCTCTGTCTCTATTCGCTGAACCGACGTCGCCGCCCCACAACAGCCAAGCAACTTGACCCGGAGTTGGTCGTTCACTGTCGCCTGCCTCGTATGCCTGTGCTTTGGGGCTGGCTAGGTCGCTCTCATGTCGTGCGAGCCATGCTGCCATTCGCATTACCTTGTCAGGGCTGACACTGCCTGCGACCATTTGTCGTGCTTCACGTATCGTCTTTGGTACGAGTCCGTCGCCCGCATACTCAAGTAGTTCGAGACCACGCTTTGCGTTAGCGGATACGAACGAGGGAACTGCGACCATGCGGCGAGACTATCAACCGACCTATTCAGTTGGTTGTACCGCGTGACTGTTTCGGGGGTGTCGGTGTGAAGGGTTCAACAGTAGTTACAACAATTCTAGGCGTCATATCGTAAACACTTTGCAACCACTCCATAGCGGTTCGTAGCGTGTTCGCTTTGTCTTTCGGGTTATAGGTGTACATGGTCCGATATGGCTCAGTGACTACTTCGTAATCGTTATCGGCTACCCATTGCTCGACCTGTTCTTGGTATGTGTATTTGCCGTCCTCAGAAACGATCTCTATACCGTCTGCTTCTAATATCCAATCCATGTGGTCCTCACAGTCCAACCAAGATACCTAATAAGTACCTAATGTATTCATCACCATTTTTTCGCATACCTGCCCAGCCTTCATAGAACAGTCGCTCAACTCCTCGCGTCGTCACCTCTGTTGAACCCCACGTGTAGAGGCGACCTGTGTACAGGTCGTTGACTCCTAAGTCCCAACCTACCTCACCTTTGGTAATTGTCTTAGGTTTGCTCGAACTTGTGAGACCGCGTTTCTTACCTAAGCGGTTGATGATTAGGTATTCACTATTGGTGACACCTCGTACGTCCTGAACGCTGTGTTGGAACTCATGGGCTAGAGTCGAACGCCAACCTCTAATGCCTTTACCACTGTTCGTCTTATCACCACTCAAAGCGATTGTTCGTTCTCTCGAACTGTTGTAACCACGCTTCGTAAACTTGAGTGTCCAACCTGAACCTCGTGTTTGCGTGATCGTGTCCTCAACCCATTCCGCGGGCAACATTCCGTCAAGTTCCTCAATGGCGTCTGTCCAATCTTTCTTCTTCACACCAGTGGGCAGTTTCACGTCACGGAAGTAACTGGCTATCGACGCTCTCGGTTGTCCGTACCTTGGTCGTGATGCTCGCAGTACGTCCTTCAGTACAGCGTTGTGCATATCGACTACCCGCTTGGCGATCTTGCCCTTTTCGGCACGCAGTTGTAGCACTTTGTCGTTCACTTTACCCCTCGCGTCCATCGCTTGACGCCAACGTTCAATGGCCTCGTTTAGTTCGGGGACCTTCGCAAATTCATCGAAGCGTGTTGAACTAAGACGGATATCACCAACACCTGCAAGGTCATCAATAATCCTTGCCCAAGTCTTCTCACCACCGAAGTAGTCCACCCTTAGAAGTTGCGCGAGTAAACGACCAGCGGACGTGTCGCCCTCTTCAACGATTGCTTCGAGTAAAGCCTTGCGGCTCTTGTCATCAAACACGAGAAGCGTGTTTGCTACTTCGTCCTGTACTGGTAGGTCAACATACGACATGAGGGCTTTGGTTCTAGGGCTAACTGCGTCACTCGTGATTCGATCTAATATGCTGGTCCACGCTTTGCGGTATTCCGACGTCATGTTCAAAGCCATTTTGTCGAGTTCATACTTCGCCTCGTCAATCAATTTATCTATGGCTCGGATGTCGTCTTGGGCTGTTGGGTCCAGTCTGCGGACCTCCTGCTCGATCTTGGCTAGTACACGAGCGCCTGCTTTATCGATAGCGTCCATCGCCGCTGTGTCATTGGGGTGTTCGTCCCAACCAATCCAGTCCGACGTCGAGCGAGACTTCGCGCCTGACTTTGATATGAGTGCAATGTCGTCACGTAAGTCTTCAATATCGACAACAAGGTCGGGGCGAGCACCACTCAACGGACCTGCTGTAGGGCTTAGGCCTGTCGGTGTTTGTACGGTGGGAAGTTTCATGTCAGGTCGTTGGAACATCTCACCGACCTTGAAGTTGTGTTGCTTCAAGTTTTCCTCAACACGGAACGCGCTGCTACCCTTCAGCGGTACAAACTCTTCCATCATTCCCGTGTTCCTGTTTGCCCTAACCCACCTGCCATCGTTGAGACGCAGTATTGGCTGACCCAAATACTGCTCACCCTCAAGAACAACTATTCCCTCGCGACTGATTTCGAAGCCGACGACATCTCCACTCGGTGGAACGTACTGCGACGCGGGTGCTGGGATTGGTGTTGGCTCAGGGACTACGGGTTTCGGTTCAGGGGCTACGGGCTTCGGTGGCTTCACGCCTGTTGGTTTGAACTCTTCACCGGGTTTGAACTTGTTTCGCTTCAAGTGTCGTTCAAGTTGTCCCGCTGCACTGTTCTGTGATGGTGTGAACTCTGTGTAGTAGTTGCCGTTCGGTTCGGCGATGCGTTCCCACTTGCCGTCGGCTGTTCGTCTTATAGGTGACCCGTTGTGGTAGGTGTCGGGTAGTTGAATTGTGCCATCAGTGTTGATACGGAACGCGGGTATCTTGCCGTCTCTGTCGAACTCTTGACGGTCAAGCAGAGTTGGCTTCACAGGTGGCTCGGGAACAACGACTACAGGTTCGGGAACGATCGGTGGCGTTGGTTCAGGTACTACAGGCTTCGGCGGTGTTGGTACTCCACCTTTGACAGCGCGTTCGATTTTGCCTGCGGCACTGTTGCGTGACGGAATGAACTCTTCGCGTACGCCGTTCTTATCATTCCTGAACCAGCGTCCTGTTGGGTCACGTTCGATGTCTGTACCCGGAACTTGAACACGTCCGTCGGAGTGAACATGGAACTCTACGTCCTCGCCACTTACGACACGACGTTCAACGGAGAAGCCTTCGGAAGGTGTTGTTGGTCGGGGTGCCGACACGACATCGCCCGCGTCTAAGTTGGGCAACGGTGGGAAGTCATCGAGGTTCGGTACGTCGGGTACTGACACACGGAACGGGTCGCCGGGTGTGCCTGTGCCTAAGCCTTGCGTCGGTCGTCCTTGTGGTGAAGCGTTGAGCACCATTGTGCAACGGCAGTTGGGGTGCGCTGGCGGTGTCATCTTCTTGATGCTGAACGGTTTGTTGATCGGTTGGTTCTGTCCGTTCAACGGAGCACAGATTGGACATACGTCCATCGGTCCAGTGACCCACACTTTGCGTGCTGTTTGTTTGTTGATGAGTCCACGGTCGGCTGCTTGGTTCCATGCTTGCTGTTTGCCTTCGTTGTAGGCCATCATGGTTTCGGTACGTGCGATTGTGCGTGCTCGTTGGCGTCGTAGTTTCTCTGCGTATTTGTTTGTGTCTGTTTTGATCTTCTCTAAAGCCTTGGTGCCTTCGATGCCTTGTGCTGTCAGTGTGTTGGCAACTTGTGTTGCTCTGTTGAACAGTGCTTGCTCATACCTGACTGTGAGACCGTTAGCGTTGACACCGAGTGTGCGTGCCATGAGTTTGCCTGCGTCTGTACCCGGACTCACTTGCGACAGTATGGCTCGCAGGTTCTTTGATGTACCTGCACGTGTGTCGCCTGCGCCGAACGACTGACCAACAACACGCCTGACCATTGCTAGTTGGTCCTTCTTCATGTTGGTGACCAGTTTGCTTGACTCGTCTCTAGCCCACTTCAAGGCTTCGGGGCTTTGTGCGTTGAATGAGAACGCCATTGTGATCTCTGCTGGTGTTGGCAGTTCTGCTTTGGTCAATGCGTTGATGAATTGCTGCGACAGGTCTTTGGCTTCTGCTTTGGCTGACTCGACGAGTTGTTTGTGTAGTTCGCTTGCTAACTCGGACTCAATGACAGAGAAGGCACGTTCGACTTCTTTCTCATAGCCTGTGTAGTAGATGTTGTTGACTAACTTCTCAAACTCTTCGGGGCGTATCATGCTGAAGCCGTCAAGCAACGACTCACTCATTGCTCGCTCGGCGCTGTTCAATGCGGTGTCACCAATGTTGCGTGCGTTATTGAATTCGATAACGCGTTTAGCAACGAGCGGTACAGCCGTCGTTCGTTTGATGTGACGCCCGAAGATGGGCATGACTAGACTTCCTCAGCCTGTCCTTGCGGCAGTCCTGCCAGCCCTCTCAAGTAGTTCTCAAGGTCTATGTCAGGGAACAGTGGTGCGCCTGCTTGTGTCAGTTGCTGTATGTAACGACCGATCGAATCGAGGTCGACGTTCTTTGGTGGTGTGTACGTCAACGTCGGGCAGAGTTCCATAGGTACACCGTTGAGTCGCATGAGGCGAGGGATGCCGTGGTTGTTGAACGTCTCTGCAATGTTTGACAGGTAGGCATTGAGTGATGTCAAGAACAGTTCGATCTTGCTTACTGATAAGGCTTGAGTGCCAACACCTTCGTGACCGAGTAACAAGAAGTCAGCCAGCACAGTCATCGCGATACGTTGGTCGTACCGTGTGATGATCTCGTTCGTATCGAATTGACGACGACCGCCAGTGGACAGCAACTTCAAGTCATACGCAAGTAACTTGGTATCGGGGTCGTACGCCAACGGGAACACGATGCCTTCTTGTTCGTCGCGCTTGATGTTGCGAACGATTTGTTTGATTGCTTCTAACGCGGCCTTCTCATCTGCTGTCGCGTTGTTCGACAGCATCTGTGGCGGTACGTAAGCAACGGGCATACCAGCAAGGTCACGTTCAATACCGATTGCTTCGATCTCTTGGATACGACGCTTGTAGTACCACGACACGAAAGCGTTACGCAGAATGGAACGACCTTGTGGGTTGTTCATCTTTGTTGTGGTGCGGAACAACATTGCTTTCTCAATGGGAATGAACACGAGGCCTTTACCTGCTGCGCTCGGGTCCATTTGGTACATACCTTGAATACCGCCGTTGTTATCGAACTCCCATTTCTGCACAGTGAGTTGTGAACGGATTGGGAGTTTGCGCCAACCGATACGACCGTCGTTGTACTTCGATCGTGTGCTTGCGTCGTCTGTGTAACCCTTGCGGTACTTGTAAACGATCTCATGGTATGAGAAGCCGTACACGAGGAAGGTCAAGATGGCGGCGAGTGTGTCGTCCCATGATTGGGTCATGTCGCTAAGGCACGTTGATACGAACGCTGCCTCTGCTATTGCTTGCTCGTTAGTGGGGTCGGAAGGCTCTACTGACCAGTCGACGCTACGAACGATCATCTCGATGGCTTGAAGCATTCCACCTACGACGGCGTCGTTGTCTGCCATCTCACGGAAGTTTGAGTACCCTTGCTTGCCTTGTAGTTGCCTGAGGAAGTCGTCGTTGACGATTCCACCGTTCTGTCTAAGGCCTGACGAACCAACTTCCATGAAGTCAGTTGATGACTTCGCTTTGGCTACCTTGTCGGGTGCCTTAGTTGTTCGACCGTTGTGCTGCACGTTGCTCATCGTACATCGTCCTCGTTCACTCTCATTGGTGCTAGCGCACTCATAGTGCGTCCGTCGAACCTCTTGTTGGCGACTGGCAGGTTGTTCGCAACGATGCCGATCTTGTTTGTTGGTGCTACTACTGCGAGCAGGTCGTTGTCTGACTGATCGAAGTACCCTGCTTCTTGTAACGCTTGAAGTGTTGGGAACACGTCGGCGTGACGATGTTTGTCTCTGTTGATCAAACGGTCTTGCTTGCCACCATAGGAGAACACGATCCTCAAGTTGCTTGGCATAGTGCCTTGGTACTCAATCACCATTGCTACCTCTTTGGTGTATGCGTAGAACAGAACGTGCGGTACTTTGCTTGCGATGTTTATCCAGCGCATCAAGTATTCGGGTGAGTAGAAGTCGCCTGCGTCGTGTATGCGTACTGCTTTGCCACCGAGTTCTACCCATTGACGCAACCACGTGTCGTCAGGGTCGACGGGTAGGTCGTGTGGTTTGCCTGTGTACATCATTCGCTTATGTCGTACTTCCCTAAGCATCTGTGACTCCCATAGGTCGCCGTCGTACAGCACGTACTCAAGGTTCTGTAGGTGTCGGGCTTTGACGTTGCTGAAGTTGTATGTACCGAACTTGGCGTAGCACACGCGACCGCATGACCCTGCGTTGGGACAACAGTTCATTCGCTCACCATTCGTAAGCGTTACAACGTGCGCGGGAATGGTCCAGTTCCACACGCCCACCTTCCTGAGTTCACTGTTCTGCGATAGCAAACGTTTCGGCGGGTTGATCATTTAGATTCTCCAGTGTGAGGTCTGCGGTATGGATATTGGCGCTACTGCTATTGCTTGCTTGTTGCCGTCGACCATGAGTTCGGTCAATGCCCATACGAGTGCGTCGAGTCGGTCAGGACTGTCACCATAGTCGGGAACCCAGCCGCATAGTTGATCTTCAAGTTGTGGGTAGAAGCCGACGTGGTGTACTCGGCCTTGCTCGTATAGGGCTGCGACAGGTTCTGCGCGTGTTCGTTTACCTCGTGAGGCGTGTACGAGTTTGATTGGTGCGTTGCGTTCCACTGTTGCGATGGTGTGTCGTACCATGTCGCCGCCTTGGTTGGCTTCCAAGACGATGCGGTCTGCTTTGTACTTGTGGTAGGCGAGCACGACTGCTTGCGCCCATTCAGCAGGGCTACCCTTCATTGACAGGTCGTCGAGTACGTAGCCTTGGTTATCTAAGCCGATGCCTGCAACGATGATGCCTGTCTCTGCTGACTCGGCTCTGTTGCTTATTGCGGGGTCGACAGCGACGACGATGCGCTTCATCTCGATATGCTTGACCACCCGTAGTTCGTCGAGTTTGCTTCTTTGCCATAGAGCACCTTCGAGGTCGTCTAAGACTTCGGCGTGGAGTTCTTGGCGTCCGAGTGTTGTGCCTTCGTAACGCTTGAGGATTTCGTCGACGAACGCTGGGGCTAGGTTCTTGACGTTCTCGTATGTCGAGCCGCGTGTGAGGTGGACACTGCCGTCGTCTGTACGCATGAGTCGGCGTATGACATCAACGGGTCTTGGTGTGGTCGTTACTACTGAACGCGGGTGTGTTCCGATTCTAAGTCCGAGGGTGAGTTGGTCCCACGCTTCGGAGTACCGCCACGCTGCGAGTTCGTCTGCCCACGCTAGGTCGTGGTTGGGTCCACGTAGGCGGTCGGGTTCGTCGGCTGAGTACGCTGACGCTTGCGAGCCGTTGTGGAACGTGACTCGACGCTTTGATGGTTCGTACTGTGGTCGTTGGTGTGGTGGGAACACAGTGAGCAGGCCTGACTCGCCTTCGATCATGACGTCGCGTACGTCGGCGGCTGTTGCCCCGACTAGGGCAATATGCTTCGCCGTACCGTTGTTCACTTGCTCACGAACGAACTCTGCGCCTGTGCGTGTCTTACCGAACCCACGCCCCGCAAGGATTAGCCACGTGCGCCAGTTGCCGTCGGGAGTTGATTGCTTTGGTCGACGCCATAGACGCCAGTCGTACAGCACCTCACGTTGCTGTTCGGGCGACAGTTCACCTACGAGTTCTGTGAGTTGTTCAGGTGTTAGCCCTGCCAACACTTCAGCCCATGACTTCTCAGTCACTCTCAGTGGACTCCACGTTGAGAACGTTTGAGAGGCTCATCACATTCTCAGGCGACCCCTCGGTGAGAGAACGGAGCCGCTCAATGAGCAAAGCCCCGACGTCGGTCTGTATTGGTCCACCCTGTGACCCAACGACCTCGACAACGTTGCGAGCCGAGTCCAAGCCCCACAGGTCCGCTCGACGCTTCTCAATGGCGAGCACGTTTCGTACTTGATCAAGGTCGCCCGATAACACGGCCTGCAAACAACGCGTGACCATCATGTCCAGTCGTTCACTCTGTAGCAGACGTTGCTCACGTGCAGGCTCAACGAACGATCTGTCGAGCGCCGTCTTGACTGCCTTCCATGACCCTGACCTAGACGCGTACCCAAGTTCCTCGGCTATTTGGTCGTAACTGATTCCAAGGTTTCGCAGGCGTAATGCTTTGCGTTGCTTCTCTGCTGTTTCGATATCGAGTCGGCGCACGTTCACTGTCCTTGGTTCACTCTTTTGTTCACTGTTGATGTGAAGTTATCAGGTATACACCCGTTGCGCGAGTCTTTTCTTTATGCTGAGAACTTATGCCGAACGATGACCTCAGTGTCTTTGACTGCGAGCCTGCTGGGGAGTGGGTTCGTGAGGGTGCTTGTCGTGGTGTTGATACACGGTTGTTCTTCCCTAATGCGGGAACGCGTCCTCTTGAGGCGTTGGCTATTTGTGCGTCGTGTTCAGTAAGGGTTGAGTGTGCTGAGTATGCGATGGATACTCATCAGCATTGGGGTGTTTGGGGTGGCCTTACTGAGCGTCAAAGGTTTACTGTGAAACGGTTTCGTCGTTCGGGTGTTGTTCACCCGCTTGACCCTCAGGCGACGGGTGACTTGTAGACGTAGCGGTAGTGACTGCTGTCTAGTTTGGTTAGTCGGATACGTTTGTTGTTTCGCTTTGAGGCTATGAACTGTCGAGCGTGTTCAAGGCTTGTGAAAGCGAAGTTGTCTTGGCTTGTGTCTACGTTGTTTGTATGCGTGACTAGCCATGCACTACCCGTGCGGTCGTGTTTGCTGATTGTCCACGTGTGGTATGCGTTCATGAGACTCCTTCGAACGTCTCCTCAGCGTATCACGATCGAGTGATTGCTATTGGATTCAAGACGATTGCTTTGAACTTGTCGACGTATGCGCCGCGTAGGAATGTTAGGTCTATCCATTGTTTGGCTTCTATTAGGTCCTCGAAGTAAACGTTGACGGTCTCGAAGTGTGGTTGTACACGGTAGAGCAGACCGTAGGGCTTGTTGTTGAACACGTCTTTTCTTTCGTAGATACGCACGCCGCGGAACTCTTCCACTGTGGGTCGGTCGATCTCTCTATCTTCTACTTCGAACTCGTAGTCCCTGATACGTATTTGACCTGCCTTGATCATTTCAATGGCTTGCTCTTCGGCGTCGTCTTCATCTACTGCTTCGATGTTCACGCTTGCAAAGATGGCTACTCGGTAGTGTTTCATTTCTTCTCTCCTGTTGTGGTTTGTTTGTAGATTCGGTTGGACGCGATGAGTGCGTACTCGGGATTGATTTCTGTACCGACGAAGTATCGTCCGTGCCTCACTGCTACTACTCCCACGGTGCCTGAACCTGTGAACGGGTCAAGGATTAGGTCATCGGGGTTGGTTGATGAGATGACACAAGGTTCGACGAGTGCTTCGGGCATGACGGCGAAGTGTGCTCCCCTGTAAGGCTTGGTCGGGATTGTCCATACGGATCTCCTGTTACGCAGTGACACCTCGTCAACGGCTTGCTCACGTATGTCCTTAGCGTTCATCAAGTACGACGGTGACTTACTGAGCAAGAAGAGGTACTCGTGTGCCTTGACGCAACGGTCAGCGATGGGTTCGGGCATAGCGTTCGGCTTCGACCATATGATGTCCTGACGTAGATACCAGCCGTCGGCCTGTAGTGCGAACGCGACCTTCCACGGTATGCCGATGAGGTCTTTACGTTTCAAGCCTTCGGGAATGGTTCGTCGTCGTGTGTCGTCGTTGATGCCTTGCTTCTGTTTGACCTTGCCGTATGTTCCGTTGGTGTTGCCAACTTTGTTCGACGCATAGTTGTCGCCAAGGTTTAGCCACAGCGTGCCGTCGTCTTTGAGGACACGCCACACCTCTTTGAACACTGCGACGAGTTGTTCAACGTACTCATCGGGTGATGCTTCAAGACCGATCTGTAGGTCGTTGCCGTAGTTCCTCAGTCCCCAATACGGCGGCGAGGTAATACAGCACTGAACACTCTTGTCGGCTATCTCCTGTAGGCGTACGCGTGCGTCACCGACCTTGATGTCCGCAAAGGTCATTTGCCTGTGCCGTCGTTCGACAGTTGTTGAAGCGTGAGTGCGATACGTTTGCGAGCCAGTGTGACTGACCCTTGTGCTAAGTCTTGATCAAGTTCTTCCAAGATTGTTTTGAGCAGGCGGGTGCTGACGTTCGGTTTGTATGGGGCGAGTTCCCTACCTTGGGCGTACTTGGGTAGCACGTACACTTGGCACTTGTTTCGGCGTTCCGTAAGCCTTACGACGTAGCCCGCCTTATGCAGCACAGACAGGACTCCAGACGCGGCTCCGTGGTGTAACCCCATTTCGTCCCCGATCTCGCCCCATATCGCGCCACAAGCGCCTTTGCGAGCAAGTATGTTGAGGACGCCCTGCTGGCGGTCCAGTGTGTAGCCCTTCTCAAGGTCACGGGATTCCCGCTCTTGGCTTGTCGCCGAGCCGCTCCAGCCCGCCGTTCCCGCGTACGGGAGAACGGGGTGGAGTAGGTCGTCCACGACATCAAACAAGGTCGGGCGTTCGTTCATGAGATACGCAACCAGTCGCCGCCGACGAACACTTCGGCAAACATCATGAAGTTCGATGACGTGGCGATGTCCATTCCATCGACCGTCATGTAGCGCAACGTGCCGTGGTATACGCGCCACGCGTGGACGTAGTGAAGGGTGTTCGCTGCATCGCCTCGGAAGTAGAACCGCACGGGACGACCACACTCTTGCCATTCTGTTGTCGAGGGTGTTGTCTCAATACTCATTTCGTCAACTCCTCGTAAGCCTTGACTGCTTGTTCGCCAAGGTCCATCCACTCATCGAAGGTGTAACCGATGGGCGAGCCTTGAACTGCTTTGTACAACATTGCCGACACACGCTTCCACTCGTCGATGTCGTCACGCTTGTCCATGTACAACACGGAGCCTTCGACAGTGCGTACTTCTTCGCACATAAGTTTTGAGAACTCTTCCTCGGCGTGAATCTTCTTTAGCAACGTCTCAAGTACCCACGCGTGAACTTCAACGATTGAGAAGTCATCAAGGTCCTCGATGGTGTCGTAAGCGACTGCCTGTGCTTTGTCGACACGGCCTTTCATGTCGCGGATGGATGGTACGGGTTGTTGTTTCATTTGTTTCTCCTGTCATCTTCTTTTCGAATGATTATGTACACGCTGATGAACCACAGGGCAAAGAGTATGAACACGACTGACGCTGCCGAGATCATTTCGGTGGCCTTGCTGTGATTGTTCCGTCTGCGATTGCTTGGTCACGTTGCAGTTCGTTAGGTCCGTACGGTCCTAGTAGACGCATAGCGGTCATGCACGGGTCTGTTCCCGAATCCCAAAGGTCGAACTCCCAATCCTCAAGAGGTGCTCCCTCGTGTGGGTCGCAGTAAGGCTTGGACGCAAACTTCTTTTCGATACCGACGTTGAGCCATTCATAGAACTCTTTGAACTCAGCGTTGTGTTGTTCGGTGTAGTTGTCGTGGTCACTCATTGTGTTCTCCTGTTGCTTTGTCTAGGGCTGTGATTGCTATGTACGCCACATCGAAGAAGCGTTGTGCGGACAGTAGGTCGCTCGTGTTGGGCGCTGGGTCGTTAGGGTCGAACGTGCTTTCGAACGTGGACTTGGTATGACCTATTGCCTCGTAGCGTGAGTAGGTTTCTTCATCTATTGCGTACTCAAGGGACTCGTGGTCGGGGTGGCGCTCCGTCCACTCTTGGCGTGCTTGTAGTCGTGCGCCTAGGTCGGCAACGTACCGCCTGATGCGTTCGGTGCTTGCAGTGACGTCGTTCATTGTTGTACCTCTTGTTGGTTGGTCGGTCGTCCGACTCTGTTCTTACTTGGTCGGCGTAAGCGTCCTCTGCGGAACACGTAGCCGTCGGCGTACAAGGTTGCTCTGTACGTCCGTTGGTATTCTCGTTGTGCGACTGTGCAGTCCTCACACCGACAGCGGTGGGCTACGTACATGGTACGCGACCCGTGTGGCACAGTTATAGGCCGAGCCATTAGTAGATCACCTCATGCAAAGATTCGCACATCACTTTTGGTTCTTTGTGTTCGTCGCACCACAAGTGCTCGGGTGACCAACAGTGCTCGCACCAGTCTTTCGGTTGCGATGAGTGGTACATGGCGAGCCTCTTTGTTCGGTGGGCGATGGCTGTTCCGTGCTCTTCGCAGATCGTGAACCAGTTGTATGTACCGTCGCAGTCGTCCAGTTCAAGGTCCACAGCCGACACGATCGTGACGAGCGTGCCTGTCTGTCGTACGCGCTTCGTGAGCATCTGTCCCATGTCAGTCACACTCGCTGATGGTTGAAGTCCAGTCGTGGCGACCAACGAACAAGGTCGACAGGCTGGGTTCAAGTGCGACTGCCAAGTACTGCCACTTGTAAGCCTTCACCGTCTCAGGGAGCACGCGTAAGCCTCTCATGAGTTTCGGTTCGAAGTGGCCTCGTGACGTTTCATAGAACCGAACTTCGTCGTACGAGATCGAGCCGTCCGTACCGCCTGAGACGTTCGTGGCGAGGATTTGGATTGTGTAGTTGTCGCCTCGCTTCTGTGGGACGACTGCGGTGAGCACTCCCGTCTTCAGTGGCGGGAATGCTTCCGTGTCGTAGTTGATGTGGTATGTCATGTTGCTCATGCCTTTCGTGCGATCGCTTCGATGTTTTCGATGTTGATGTAAACCTTGCCGAAGGACTCTCCGTCGCCTTCAGGCTTGTTCTCGTCGTACGACGCTGTCTTGAATCCAACCTTGATGACGCCGTACTTGTCTTCCTCAGGGGCGACCCAAAATACTTCGCCCGATAGTCCTTTGGGGTACTTGCGACCCTTCGTAACAACGACCAGTGCGCCGCGTACGATCTCGCCTGCTGCGATTGCGTTGGCGTTGGCGTTGGCGATTGCTTCCTTGCGACGGAAGTGTGCTGCCTGTGCCTCAAGGGTGGGGACGCACTTGTGGGCTGGGTAGATGGTCTTGATGTGGCGACCACTTTCTCCGTGGATTGACACCTCGACGGCGAGGTAGGTCTTGCCTGTGTTGTTGGATACCTTCCACATCACGAGCGACGAGCAGTCTTTGCAAAGAAACTCCTCACGGGTTTTCGACCTGTGCAATGGCTGGTACTCGGGAAGTGGGCTTACTGCTGTCATGGTGGTGTTCATGGCTTCTCCTGTGGTTGTTGTGGTGGTTGTCATTTCAGTTGCCTTTCAAACTTTCAACGATGCAGACCACGCACTTGTGGCCCAACGGCGGCTCGCCTGCAACGGGCGACGGGATGTACATACCGCAGATTGCGAGGTCGGGGTACTGCATAATGTGGAACATCACGTTGTCTTTGTTTCGGTGCGTGTGCTTGTTTGTGTCTGTGTTCATGGTTGCTCCTGTTGTGTTTGTGGTGGTTGTCATTTCACTTGCCTGCCTTCATCATCACGCGAGCCAACATTGCGCTCAACGACTTGGCGATCAACTTGTTTGGCGCGTCTGCGATTGCGTACACGAGTGCGTCTTCAACTTCGTCTTGGAAGCACAGGTCCCACGCTGCGAGGCGGAGGCCGTGCTTGGTGGGGTTGCTCATCTTGATGAACGCTCCGCAGTCACGGGTCATCACGTGCTCTGCCCACACGCGGGGTGCGCTGGGTCCATCGAGGTACAACGTCATGTCGGTGTACATGAATTCGAGTTCGAACTCGGCGGCTATTTGCTGTGCGGTGGTGTCGTTCATACCCCCACACTACAAGCAGGGTGGTACAGGGATCAACGAATGATAGAAAAAGACCCTCTATGCAGGGCTTATGTCCCCGAATAAGGGGATCGGGCGTTTATTTGCGCCGTGTTGCGACGGGGGTTCGGGGTGGGGACTTTGTCCGTCTTGTGGGGGATTGCGCCTTACAGCGCGCCACAGCGCGTGATACGAGCGAACTGTCGTCGTGGGCGTCAGGGCGTGACAGGGGTTTGATGCAGGGACAGCAACTCGGCTCGGGCTTCGGGGTTGGTCCTGAACACTCCACGCATGGCACTCGTGACTGTGTCGCCACTCTTCTTGATGCCACGCATACTCATGCACGTGTGCTGTGCCGACACGACAATGCCGACGCCCTTTGGTTGCAAGTGTTCCTCGATTGCGTCAGCGAGTTGGCCTGTCAATCGTTCTTGGACTTGCAACCTGTTTGCGTAGCAGTCAAGCAGTCGTGCCAACTTCGACAAGCCGACAACACGTGACGTCGGTATGTAAGCGATCGTCGCATGACCGATGAACGGCAGAATGTGGTGCTCGCACAGTGACGTGAATGGCAACTGCCGTACGACGACCATCTCGTCGTAAGCAACATCGAACGTCTTGCTCAAGATCACTGCGGGGTTGTCGTTGTAACCCTTAGTGAGTTCACGCCAAGCCTTGGTCACGCGCCGTGGTGTTTCGAGTAAGCCGTCACGTGTGGGGTCTTCGCCGACGTGTTGAAGCAAACGGATAACGGCGTCAACAGGGTCGCCGTCCTCTTTCTCCCAAGGGAACGCGAGCCAACGGTCAGTGGTGGTTGCGTTGGGTGAATACATTGCGGGCGACCAAGGTTTACGGAACAACGTCTCCACGTGGATGCCACCGTCGGGGCGAACCAGTTTCATTGTTCGTCCTGTGTCAATGAGGTCGTCAACGATCAACGTGTGCGGGTCGTCAGGTGTTTCACACAGTGGGAGACCAAGTTTGTTCGCGACGAGTGTTGCGACTACAGCACCGCCCGTAGGGATACCGTAGACGCCTGTTGGGTTGTTACGTACGCGGGCGCATAGTTTGTCGACCTCTTGGTGAATGTCGTTCCAAGTGAGAGTCAGGATTGTTGTCATGTCATACTCCTCTTTGATCACCGAAGGCTAAGACGTGAAGGCGTGTGGTGACGTTGGTGCCTTCCGCTGTTGCGATGTCAAACAGATCGGGCAGACGCCGATTGATTTCGTCTGCGCTTCGACCCTCAGGCATCAAGTAAATATCTTTCATGGACAGGCCGTGGAGACGAACCATCTCTTTGATCTCTAACAGGTCACGTACAGGGTCGCAGATGACAAACTTGAACGAGTGTTGCGGACACTCGATGAAACGTTCAAGAGCGTTCGGTACGTAACGCTTCGCAACGTGGACCCCCGACGACGCAAGTTTCGGTGACACGTTCCACTGCACGAGTTCAAAGATTGCTAACGGCGGTTCAATCGTTCCGTTCGTTTCGATCTCAACGCGGTAGTCGGGGTTCACGTCGAGCAACAGGTGTACCAGTTTGACCAGTCCAGCCTTCTGTACCAACGGCTCGCCACCAGTAATGACGAGTCGGTTCGTACCGCTCGCGGCAAACCAATCAACAATCTCTTCAAGTGTTACGCGTGACAGTTGTTCGGCCTTGTCGTACTTGACTCCGTTCTTGCCTGTCCAATCCCATGTGAAGGGTGTGTCACACCACGTGCAGTCAAGGTTGCAAAGACCCAAGCGTAAGAACATGGCTGGCTTACCGAGTGATGGTCCTTCGCCTTGCAACGTAGGACCGAACTTCTCTGCAACACTTAGTGAGCGCCCGTTCTGTATCACGTAGTAGTCGGTCATCAACTCGCCTGCCACGACGCTGCATTCTTTTCGTTCTCCCAACAGGTCACACGAATGACCTTTGCGTTGGGGAATCTCATGGCGGTCAATGTAACTGCTTGGTCACGTACCCAATTGACCATGCCTTCCATTGTTGGGTCCATGATGCGAAGGTCTAAAGCGTCGGCCGCACCTAGGTATTGGATCTGTTCGAGGCACGGGTCGTCCTCGCTCACTAGCACAGTGTGATCGAATTGGTATTCAAGAGCGTCCCGTAGAACTTTGAGGTCGGCGAAGTCAACTACCCAACCACGCTCGTCGCGTGTGCCTTCCCACTCAACCTCGACCCAACGGTCGTAGCCGTGAAGGTAATGGCAGTGACCACGATCTCGCCATTGGCGGTGACAGCAGGGGAAGCCGCCGAAACGTTTGATCACTCTTAGGATTTCATCTTGGGTCGTCATAGTGTGGCCTCGCTAGGTAGTCGGTTGGATCTTCGATCCCTGCTAATTCAAATGCTTCACGGCGCTCAAAGCAAGTACCACATGACCCGCAATGAATTTCACCACCCTTGTAGCACGACCATGTATCAAGCCAAGGTACGTTGAGGTCGTTGCCGATGGTACAGATTCCGTCTTTGGGGATTTGTACGTACGGTGCAAACACTTTGAAGTCTTCGTCAATGAATCCTTCGTTGGCTACGAGTAGCAGGTTCTGTAGAGCGTCGATGAACTGTGGTCGGCAGTCGGGGTAGATGTAATGATCGCCTGAGTGGACAGCGGTAGCGAGTACGTTTGCGCCCACTGTGACGGCGTAGCCCGCAGCGATGTTGAGCATGATGCTGTTGCGGTTTGGTACGACCGTCTTTCTCATGTTCTCTTCGGCGTAGTGACCGTCAGGTACGGGTGCATCGCTGGTCAGTGTGGACTTACTGATGAGTCCTGTGAGGTGTGTGATGTCAACGATCGTGTGGTTGAGACGGAGTTTGCCTGAAGTGACCTTGGCGTAGTCAAGTTCTTTCTTGTGTCGTTGTCCGTAGTTGAACGACATGAGATGAACGTCGTAACCCTTAGCCACAAGATCGTAGGTGAGAACTGTTGAGTCCATTCCACCGCTGACGATTGCTAACGCTTTCATTCTGTTTCTCCTTTGGCTGCTGTGATTAGGTTTTCTATTGACCCCTCGGCGAGGTGTAGGTGTAAACCTTTGTCGCCTTGTGACTTTGTTTCAGTACCCGTCGCACGGTAGTGATGCAACTTGTTTGCCCTAGTGGGCAGTGGTACCGCGCCGTGTTTCTTTCTTAGGAACTGTTCGTACGCACGCCAAGAGTTAGCCGCTACGGGAATGATCTTTGTTCTGTGGTAGCGCGAGCGGTCGGCTATGTCTTCAGGGTCGCCGCCGTACTTACGAATGAACGGTGCCAACTTGTAGATCGACTGTGCGTCGCCTACGCCACACGTTTCGAACTTACGACCTGTCCACACTGCGAGTCGACCGAAGCGGTGACCCATTCCCCACGACGATGAGTCAACACTGAACCAAGGTAACGCTTGAATGATGTCGTTGCGTGTTTGCCCGAAGCCGTGAAACACTGTGTCCTTACCCTCAACTCGTTTGAAGCAGGTTGCTGTCCACTTCAACGCTGTAGGTCCGGGTACACCTACCATTCCACCGAGCGCGATGTAGCCGTAGTCCTTTGCCATGTCGTCAAGCACTTTGAGGTCGGTGCCAGTGTGTACGACTGGCATTGGGTTCAAGCCTTGGTTCTCTAAGTACCGTTGATTGACCGCTGTTGCTTTCGCATCTCTAATGACGTCAAGGTTTACGTATGTCGTGAACAGTGATTCCCATTGCTTCAACCAAGCCGCGTAGTCCGCAACCTTTACGTCGGCACCCTGTGAGTAAGCACTGAACGCACCCGAGTCGGCGAACACCATTGGGCGTGTTGGGAACTTTGCTAACACTGCCGCGATGTCGACCTTCTTGTAGTAGTGATATGAGATCAACATCTTGAAGGGTTGTGCTTGTGTTGCTTGTGCGGTGGGGAGTTGTTTCTCTTCTCCGCTTAGGGCTAAGTGAAGGTTGAGTCCTTCGGTGTGTTCTTTCATGTCTGCCTCTGCGATTGGGGGAACACTGTTGAGAGCACTGAGTACGAGGTACACGTGCGGACCTGTGTTGGTGATTGCATTGGCTTCATCGGTCTTTGTGACAAGGTATACGTGAGGTCCGTTACTCGTTGATGAGTGGGTCGGCGTAGTCGAGGAGTGTGTTGATTCGTTCGTCATCGTCCTTGCCTTCTACTGTTGCGAACACTCGTTGCCAGCGTGCGTTGGTTTCGGGTTCGACCTTGATTGAGATGGTGGGGTTGAACACTGAGTCGTCGTCATGAGCACCAATGTTCTTGATGAGGTCATCAAGGTTCGGTGGAGTCAAGAGTCGTTCTAAGTCTTCAAGGTCGATGTCGTTGTATCCCGAACCCTCTAGCCCGCCTTCGGCTTGTGTTAGGCGTAGTAGGTCGATCAACAGGTCGTCATCGTAAGACGCGACGTCGTTTGAACGGTTGTCCACGAGCAGTAGTTTGCGAGCCTGTTGGTCATCTACATCAACCCAAAGCACGGGTATCTGTTCGATGCCTACATTGACCGCAGCCTGATAGCGGTGGTTACCGACGACGATGTGGCGTGTTGCCTTCTGTACTACAAGCGCACCATAGAAGCCGTTGGTACGGATTGAATCCTCAAGTCGGTCTAGGTTGCCGCGGCGTGCGTTCTCAGGGTGGAGTTCGAGTGTGCTTACATCGACCAGTTCGTAATCACTTGGTAGCAGATTCATCGTTGTCCTTTCGGTGGATCTCATTCCACACTGTTTGATTCGTCAGGCCGAGGGCATTGGCGATTTGGCGTTGGGGAAGTTTGTCGTCCTTCCATGCTGACCGTATCAGGTTCCTGCGCTCATTGTTGCGATTCATGATCTCTTGTTCGAGCCGACGCATCTCTTCAGTGAGGTGTCGAGCCTTCTCAAGTTTCTCATTCATGGATTCAGTTGTGATTGTGTCTGTCATTTCAGCCTCCTACGGCACGTACATTGGCACAGATTGTTCTCATCGCGTCAAGCCTTGAACGGGAAGCGATGAGGGATTGTTGGGTTGCTTTCTCACGGCCCGTGAGTAGTTGCCATTGTCGAAACTCGTCCGCAGCGCGAAGGTGTGCCACTGCGTCTTTGGTTGCGACAGGTATTTTGCCTTCTTGTTCGAAGATGGCACGGGCGTGTTTGTAACGGTACGACGACTCCGCTTCGGCTCGTTCCGTAGAGAGTTGCAGTAGTAACTCAATGTCGGTCTCCATGCGTGTACAGATTCGAAGCATCTCTGCTTCAAGATCCATTTGAGATATGTTGTTCATTCTTCCTCGGTCACTATGAGCCGAAGTCCATCTCGTCCGCACACTTGCACAGCGTGAAAGGTTATTGACGATAGGTATTCGGGATTGTCGTCTTTGATAACGCCTGAGTCGACGATGCCATCTATTGCCGCTTTCACGGCTGGATAACAAGCACCAACGTCGGGTCGCCACCGTTTGTCTTTTGCTAATGGGATTACGTCGACTCTTATCTTCTTGAGTTTCGGTACGCCCGCTTGCCTTGCCAAGATCAACCATCGCTCGCGTGTGTCTTTGATCATTCGCGCACGCTTGTGATGATGCCATGTTCGTTCGGCGTTAGTTGTCCACGGACGAACCGTGTCCTCTATCGAATACCGAACCATGTCAGGAGCATAGCCCCTGTTGAACTAGGACAGGAGTAACCCTACCGACGATGCTAACGATGGCCTCGCGTGAATCCAGTTGTGACACCACCGACATACGACGACCATGTTGTTCGCATCGGTGATTGACCCACCACGAGCACGTGTCAATGGTTCGTGTACGTCGTGTGCTTCGCCTGAGCACCTGTGTTCACTGTCTACTACCGCTATCAACCGACCCGCTTCACACGTAAGCCTTGAACTCATAACGTCTTTGACGACCTTGGTTCGTACCCTGTTTTCTTTGGCGCGTTTCTTTGAGACCTTACGTGGAGGCTCGCCACGTTTGAGCGGAGTGTTTCGCGCAATAGGTTTGCGTTCTTTCATGGGGCAATGCTAACGCGTGCTCACTGATCTGTCTGACAGTCGGGAAGTGCTTTCGGTACACAGCGTGCCACACGATTGCGTTCATGAGATCGTTCTCATCTAACGAACTCCAAGCCTCGATGTACGTGTCCATGTCCATCACGCTTAGTTCCCTGTGATAGATACCTAGCATCGTCTCTAACGCGATGAACGCTTGTTCTCGGCTCATTGTTTCTTATTTGCTTTCTCACGTAGTAATCGCAACGTGGACGTCGTCGTAGCAGTTGGGTTTCTAAAGCAGTCACGGAAGTATTCAAGGCGTTCACAATCTCTCAACAGCAATGTGATGTCGTTGTAAACCTTGCTCGCCTCGTTGTGGCCACAATGCCACGGCGACCTCTGCCAACCACGAACAGCATCAAGTACATCGTCCAGCGAGTAGTTATCTAACGCCCACTCAATCCGTTCACGACGCTTGTCATCAAGTTTGGTTCGTTTCGCTTGACGACCACTGCACTCAATCCATTCGTTGTACACAAGTCGAACATCACTTACGAAGAACTCTTGTTCAATTGGGTCTTGTTTATTGGTTCTAGTTAGTTCCGCATCTGTGCGGGTAGGGGTCGGGGCATCTGTGCGGGTAGGGGTAGTCGCACCCGTGAGACCAGTACCCGCAAGCGTGCGGCTACCCTGTGCGTTGTCCTGTGTACGACGAACGATGTACAGATTGGATTGCCACACCACTCCGTCACGACGACGAACAACAGTGAGCGCACCTATACCGACCAGTTCTTTGATGAACCTGTCGACCGTATCCGTCGACACTCTAAGTCTTGAACCAAGTGTTGCTCGGCTAGGGAACGCCTCACCTGTTGCGTAGTCCGCGTACCTTGAGATCAACGCATACAACCTGACAGCACCATGACTTACCTCAGCAACAATGACCCACTCAGGAATGATTGAGAACGGACCTGTATCGCTAACAACTTGATCACTTTGATATGCTTTGCTTACCACTGACTCTCCTGTCTGTGAGAAGGCAGGCCACGTTCATCGGGACTCGTGGCCTGCCTTCGTCATTTCACGCGGGCTGTAGCCAACGGTCCATCACACGGTACACGCGATCGCTCGTCATGGTAACGGGCATGATGGATAGGTGCGAACCAAGTAACTGCTCTGACTGTTGAGCAGTTGGGTATTGGTCGCGTCCCCACTGTTCAAGTTCTGTGATTGAGTTGTACAAGCCCCAAGCAGTTGAACGTTGACTGTTCGGGATTGTCTTGGAGTTCTGTAAGTTCACCAACACTTGAGCACGCTTCTCTTGACGACCCTCAAGTGCTCGACCTTCAAGTTCACGACCCTTTACAGTGAGCGGTGCGACGACATCCAACACCTGCTCGGTACGTTCACCTGTGAGTTCGGTGTTCAACAGTTTGTCGATTTGAATGTCGAGGTACTTGTAGTACGCCGAAGTCAATCCAAGAATGGACGCAACGTAATCAACACGGTCCATCACCTTCGACGTGTGACGCAATGACACCACAGGGCGTTCACTGTTCTTGCCGCGCTTCGTAAAGATGGCTCGTACTTGGTTTGTGCAGTGTGGGCGTAGTGGCGTGCAAGCAAACTTGACTCCACTCGAACCATCAAACGAGTTCACAAAGCACAGGTACGGGTCGATCTCCCCTGTCTGCAATTCGACATCGAGTTTGCCTGCCATGAACACGGCAGCGCCACGGCGTAACACTCCACCGAACTCGGGTGACCAGCCAGTGAGACTCATGGCTTCGATCATTGATACTGCTTCACGTGTTTGTACTACGTGGTAGCGAGCGCCAACAGGTGCGATCGGTGTCAGTGTGTCCTTGCGGTAGGTGAGTTGATAGTTGCCAACCTTCTCACTCATACAGATCGGGTCCTCATCAGGCGACGTCCACAACGTAGGGACTGACGCGTGCAATGGGTAGATGCCGACCTCAAAGTCGATACCTGCCTTAGCCATTCCTTCACTAATGCCTAAGCCTTGAATGTTCGAGCCTCGACGACTCCATGCTGGCTGACGTTCTTCTGCGGTAATCATTGTTCTATCTCCTGTTGTGTTGTGGTTGTTTGTGATTTGCTTCCAAGCGTTGCGCGCTTTGGTTTCATTTCATCAAGCGCGGCGCGCATGGCGACGACGCTTTCGTGTGCGCCGAGGTCAATGTCTTGTACGACTTCGGCGTCAAAGATTTGTTCGACGTATTCGGTACTCGTTTCGATGGCAACTGTTTCAAGAGACAACAATGCTTCACGCATCATGGCGTCTAGTTCTTCACGGGCTACAGGGTTCGAGCCGCGCTCACCCCACAGTTCTTTCGCGAGGGTCTTGTTACCTTCACAGCACTCAAGCAGTTCGGTCTTCGCAACAATGGCACTGACCATAGGTACTGCGAACGGGTCGTCCTCAACCATCTCGCCTGTCTCATTGACGATGGCACCGAGTTCTTCGGGGACGTAGCCCGCACCAAGTACGACGTCGGGGAACAGGACACGGCACAGAGCCGACACGGAACGCCACGTGAGCATCGCGTCCTCGTAGTTCTTCCAGTTCGTCTTGCCAGCCAGTCCAGCACGCTTGGCGTCAAGGGTTGTGAACTCGGCGATGTGCTCGTCTCCGTTGTCCTTACGATGACCAACAGCCTTAGCGATACGGCACGGCTGGTTATCTCGAACGCCGTCAAAGGTTGAGACGCTTACAGAGTGTCCGTGTTGCCGTACTAGACCGAGCATGGCTTCGGGACGTAACGACGCCGAGCCTTCGATCACGTGGTAGTTACGCATCGACGTCATGATGTCCCAACCAAAGGACTGTCCAGCAAGGCCAGCCGCGATGATGTCGTAGTGCTTGCCTTGGTAGGCACGTGGAATGATTCGTGATTGAGCGAGTACGTCCGCTTGTTTCACCATGAGTGTGAACGCTGACGATGAGTCGGCGTACACAGTCAATGAGTTAGTGCTTGTCATTTCTGTTCTCCTGTTTGTGTTGTCGGGTTGATGTGTTGATTGTACTGCGGGGGTGTAAGACTTATCGGGACAGGGAGTGTATTCATCTAAGCCTTAGCCGTTCCCTAGGACGATGAAGTTGGTCAAAGCCTGCAACGCACCACGGTCCTCTTGTTCGGCGATGTCAATGATTCGCTCGGCGTCGACCTTGAAGTCGAGGAAGTACGTGCCAGTGACTCCGGGTAGAGCCTCGGGTGGGCAGTCGGCGTCGTAATAGCCTTGGTCAATCCAACGTCCTGAGTCATCTTTGATTTCGATGTACGCAGTGTTGTCGAAGGGTTCACCGTCGGCGCTGTCGCAACGTGACAGGAGTAGGCGTACCTCTCCATCGTCGAACTTGAGGTCGCACGTGTGCGCGGCGACAAGTGTTGGCATCGCTTCGAGTTGCCGAGTGTTGGGGAGTTTGCGGTCGTTCCTCATTCGCCTGACTCCTTGGGGTAGGGCAACACGTTGTTGTCGTCGTCCGTCAAGACGAGTGTGTACTCGGCTTGAAAGAGTTGTTCTTCGATGTCCTCAAGGACGAGTCGCTTGAACTCATTGAACAAACCCTTGCGACCCTCGGGGCTGCACTCGTCCCACTCTTCAGTGAAGGACCTGATCAAGTGATCTGTCATGATCATTCCTGTCGCCGCGAAATGGATTGCGTCAGGCCACGTGGACGGATTGTTTCGCTCACTCGTCATTTCACACCTTCACTTTCTTGTTGTTCGTCACGACGACTTCGGTTGGGCGACACGCACGGCACGTACCGTCCGTAAGGCTTGTGAGCCAGTAGTCGCCGTTGGCGGCAACGCCTTTGACCTTTGCTGGGAACTTCTCAATCAAGTCAAGCCCGTAACGAGTCACGTGGCGCACGACCATGATCTCTGTACCAACTTCAAGTCCAACGACGGCTTCGGTGGGGAGTTCGTCCCGCGTTGCTGTACCGTCGGCTCGCTTCGCCTTGACAGGCTGCTTGAGTTCGACGCCTGCGTATTCGGCTAACTCGTTGGCGATACGGAGTGAGTGTCGAAGGCTGTTGCTCTTGCGAGCCGAGTCGGCGAACACGCCCGCGAGCGATGCCCACTCACGGACACCGACGATGAACTCGGCTAACTCGCCTGCCTGCTCGCGGCTGTACACGGTGACGAGTTGGCGCGAAGCCTTATCGACACTCATTGCCCATACCGTCGGGGCTGACTCTTTCAAGGCGTGCAAGTAGTCGACGATCAAGTCGCGGACCATACCCGGAACGCTGAACTGCTTGACCTCTTGACCTGCTTTGTTGATTGGCTGCATGGCTATCTCCTGTTCTGTTGTTGTTGTGATTGTGAGATTCATTTCAGGCACCGACCTTCATGTTGAGGAGTGCGTCGATCTGTGCGAACGACAAGGTGATGGTGACGCCTTCGCGTGTGCCGTGTGGGGCGTAGTCGTAGTCACTGAAGTTCATGGAGACCTTGGCGTCAAGACCAAGTGCTTCGCGGACGCTCTCGACAACTTGCTTACGTGCTGCCCAACGCTCTTCGAACTCTGCGTCGTCGCCAACGCCCATGACGCGTGCTTTGGCGTCGGCCTTGTAAGTGGCGTCCTGTAGTCGCTTGGTCGCCCACTTCACTTCGTCGGCAACAGTGCCACGCTCGGTCAATTCGGTAATCGGGATCGACGTGGTGCTGTCGCTCACTGTGTACAAACCGTTCTCGGCGTCGATGGTCAAGGTGCGGCAAACCAAAACATTGATTTGACGGTAACGAGCGCGAGCGCCGTATGTGCCACGGACTTGCACTTCTTTCTTGTCGAGCAAGATGGGGACGTAGGTGCCGCCACCGTTGTATGCGCTGATCTTCACGGTACGAAAACCGCCGTATCCGTTTGCGACGTTTGCTTCGAGGAGTAGGGCTTGTGCTTCTTTGATGTTCATGATGTGGTGTCCTTTGTTGTGTTGGTTGAGTTGCTTACAAGTGACACACTACAACCGTAGTTTGACAATGATCAACCTATCCTCAAAAAGACCCCGTATGCAGGGCTTATGCAGGCGCGCCAATGAGTTTTCGCTGTAGCCCCCACAGAATCGCCGACACGGTTTGCCCCTCGTAAGGCTAGGGCTGGGCCACGATCGCGCCCCACAGAGCGCGACAGCGTGGCATACGACGGAACTACAGCCCGCGTATCAAAGCATCAACACGTGACTGCGCTACGTCCTCAGTCGTTTGCAACACTGCTTGCCACTGCGTACCACGCTTCGAGCAGTACCAACAATCGACGAACGCGTCAACAGACCACGTGACGTCACATGACTGACAGTGAAGGTCAGCGAGTGATGGTCGTGGAGTGGAACTCAAGATGTCTGTCGAGCCGTTGTTGAATGACGCCGATGTCTTGACGCGCTAGAGACACTTCGGCGAACACACGTTCTTGCTGACGCAAAGAACGCTCATGCTGGTCTGTGTTGCGTCGTTCAAGCCTTGTAAGAACGACAGTGAGTGGACCGCCTGCGCCTACGAAAGCAACGACGACGGCAATCCACTGAGCCACAACTCACGCACCAAACATCACTGACCAAGTTTGCTTGCCAACAATTCCGTCAGCAGGCTTCACGTTCTTCGATGCTTGCCAAGCCTTGACAGCAGTCGCAGTCTTTGCACCGAAGTCACCGTCAGCCTTCACACCGACCATCGCTTGCACAAGTTTGACTGCGTCACCTTTGCTACCGACCTTCACGGCCTTACCCGGATATGCGAAAGACAAACTGCCCGACGCTGGGGCTGGGGCTACCTGTGCAGCGGCTGGTGCTGCGGAGTTAGGTTGAATCGTTCCCGCTTTGATGCCAGCAAAGACTTGCTCGTAGTAGGCAGGGTCATCGGCGTGGTCGTTGGCGATCTCTAAGTGCCACCAATCTCCACCCGGTGTTCCGATGGTTGGCTTGTCGTAAACCTTCCAAGCCATACGGTCACACTTCCATCCACGACCGTGAGGTGCGAGGAAGTAGTCATGCAACTCTTCAATGAACAACACTTCGGAGTACGCAACAAGAAAGTCAAGCACTTCCAAAGCGGCCTTGTAGTTGCCGTACCCTTTACCACTGCTCAGGCGACGCCAAGATATGTCTGCGGCACGACCTGTTCCGTGAACTGAGGGTCGACCTGAACCTCGTGATGCTCGAACAACCCACGTGCCGTTGTTACTGATCGCACCGTTGAAGTGAGCGCACAAGAGTTGCACGAGTTTCTCTGTACCCATGCGCTTGCCTGTGGCGTCTTTGTCCCAGCCTGTATATTTGCGAGCCATGTTATTTCTCTTTCTTTCCGGACTGCTTCTTCACTGCTGGCTTCTTGGTAGCCGTCACAGGGGTAGTAGAGACCTTCTTGACAGGTCGTTTCTGTGTTGGTGCTGGTTCGACAACGCGTACCTCAAACGGAACCTCAACACGTTCGACAACACGCTTGACACGCTCGTAGCCGACACGTAGTACAGAAGCAGACGAGTCACCGACAGGAAGGTTGATAGCCGCAAGGCTTTTCACCACTGACAGTGCAGCGGGTAAAGCGGACAAAGCACACGTCTTCAAGACGGATAGGTCGGCAACCTCGGTGAAACCTGTGTTCGCGGCTACTAGCAGGCCAGCAAACACTTGAACGTACGTTGCGACGGCACGTTCAAGAACGTCCTGAACACTTCGCACTAATGGGGTCTTAGTGGTCATAGCCCGTCACCCTAGCGGGTTCAGGGTTGTTCTCATTGGAACTATCGCACTCGCCAAGGCTTAGGAACAACACAAAGACTGCGAACCACCAACAGACCATCACAAGTCTGCTTTCTCTGCTCATGCAACCTGTTCCTCGGCGGGCTTATTTTCTTGACCGATGTACGCTTCAAGCAAAGCAATCTTGTGCGCTTGCTCTGCGATCTGTCGCAAGAGTGATTCGATAACTTTGTTTGCGTCTAATTGTTGGTCGCTCATGTTGTCTCCAGTGCTTTGATTCTTTTGCGTAATTCTTTTACTTCAGCAACGAGTACAGATACTACGCCGTGAAACTTCCAGCCAGCAGGTTCTAGCCCGCCGTTGCCGTTGTCACGGTATTGAGCCAAGAAACCTGTGCCTACTTCTGCGACTTCTTCTGCGATGAATCCGTACTCAAGGTCACGGTCTTTCCAACTTGCTGAGAGTTCGTCGTCTGTGTCGTCGATCTTTGCTTGATACGTGACAGGGTTCAGTTGATCTATGAGTGAACCGCTGTCTGTGATCGTGACGATGTTGCGCTTGCCAGCACGCATAGAAGTGAAGTGTGCATAATTCCCAAGCCCACCAGTTGAACGCACAACATATTGAAAGCCAGTGAGCGTTGCTGTTGCTGTTGAAGTGTTCCAAATGTTGTCAACTGTTAGAAGTCCGGTCACGTTCGTTGCTGTAGAAGAAACGGCGAGATACTTTGTAGCGTTCACACCGATCTGTACGTTCTGACCGCTTGCACCATCACCGAAACGAATGAACCCCATGTACGTTGAATCGACGAGACGTTGAATCGTGTAAGCCGCTGACTCCCAATTTGTACCATTGGCAAGTCTGTTCGCTGTGAGTAACAAGAAGTCACCGTTGCTCGTCGTCGATGTCAACTTGAAATGGATAAGCGAGTTAGTAGCAGTCGTTCCCAAAGCACCGAGCGACGCTTCAACAGTTTGTGAACTCGTTACACCTACGAAAGTTCCCGTCACTTGTCCAGCAGGAATGAGGGTGCAGTTAGTCAACGCCCCGCTCGCTGGTGTACCAAGAACAGGTGCGGTGAAAGTAGGTGACGTGAGTGTGATACCAGCAAGCGTCAATGCGGCACTCGCTCGACTCAAAGCGACAGAAGTAGTACCAATGTTGACTGATGGAAGACGAGCCGAGGCAACAGTTCCGCTAGACAAGTTCGTTGCGTTGAGCGTCGTTAGGTTCGCACCTGACACTGCACCAAATAAGCCTGACCATGTACCTGTTGTAATTGTGCCAACACTTGTGAGTGATGACGTGACGATACTTGGTGCAAGAGTTGTGCCGACGAGTGTGCTGGCGTTGATATTTGCGAACGCTGTGTTCAGTGATCGTGTGCTGACTTGTGTACCTTGACCGAACGCTGTCATTACGCAGGCCCAATATCTTCAACAAGCAAGAATGACGGGATAGTCGCTTGACGTTGCAGAACGGGAGTACCTGTAACTGCGCTCGAACTAGCCCCACCAATGATCGTCACAGAACTTGTACCCAACGCACTCGTCACAGCAGTTGTCACTACTGTTCCGTATATCTTCACAGCGGCAGAAGTTTGTATGACACCCTGATTGAGTAACGTGCCTGCTGTAGTCCCCACAAATATCTTGAGAATCGTGCTACCCGAAGTAACAGAAGGGGTCTCTACGATTGGTTCATAGTACGTGATCTTGTAGTTGCGATTTGCAGAAGGTACGAACGTGACAGTCATGCCCGTTGCTTGTGTCATTGTTGCAGTGAGCGTGTAGTTGCTCGCTGAACTTGCGTACGCCATAATTCCACGAGGGAATCGGTTGCTCTGATCTGCTGTATAGACAGCACCAGCAGTGAACGTTGTGTTGGGATTGATTGCCATAATTAGTCCTTTGTTACGTGTAGATCAGTTGAATCCAACCAGAGAAGTCTCTGTTGCCTAATAAGAACGCAGGCTGATTCGTGTGCGCCGAACCACCGATGCCTTGCATTGAACCACTAGCCAAGCCCGCAAGTATCGAAGAGTTCAGAGCGACTGTTGCAGACGCACTGTCAACGTTCAACGCACCTGTCGACACACCTGTACCGCTGAACGTTGCCGCACCTGAGGCACTGCCGAGGTTGTGACCTTGAAGTGTCCACGAGCCTGAGTTGCCTCTGTTCGAGTCTGATGATGCCGCACGCTTCACGAAGATCGTTCCGCTGTCTGCTTGCCAAGTCAAACACTTGTCATAGATCGTGTTCGAGCCATAGAACCAGCAACCGTACGCACGAGTGGTTGATGACAGACCGACGATGCCTTCAACAGTTGTGCCAAGCCATGCAGTGTTTGCGAGGTTTCTAGAGTCAGCAACAGGTGTACCCGATGGGAAGAAGTTGTATGTACCAAGAGGCTTCGTATAAGTGAACGCAGAATACTGACCGTTCTGATCGCCGTTAGTTGTGAGACCAACGTTGTCTGTCGCACTGATCCAGTAGTACGTCTGAAACACGTTGCCAGTAGGCGTGTTACGAATACCGCTAGGAACGCTGAACGTATGCGAACCAGCACCACCCGTACCGATAGAGATGCTTTGATAGTTGTTCGTGTAAGTGTTTGTCGTGACGTTGTATAAGCCTTGATTCAATGTTGCTGATGCAACACCTGAGTCAGCGTCAGTGACAGTAGCCCACGCAACAAGATCGCTTGAACCGCCAGCAGTGACCGTCGGCTTAGGTACGACAGGCGGTGTCGTGTCGTACTGATACACAGTCACGAACGAAGTACCGTTGTAAACCTTGATGAAGTTCACTCGTGACGTTGTTGAAGGACTCGTGTATGCGTAGACGTTCGTGCTCGAAGTGACAGTCGTCGGTGACCCGCTCTTGTAGATGTAAGAAGGCATCAGCAAGCCTCAGATCTGATACCAAATATCGCCAGCGGCAGGCGAACCCGGTGCTGTACTACTGATATGAACCTTAGAAGAAGTCGGTGTGAAGCCTGAGACAGTACCTCGTTGATACACCGTCGCACCGTCTGTCTGTGTTGAAGTAATAGTTCCGTTCACAAGTTTTGCACCTGTGATCGTCGTCGCCGCAATATCACCACCGACAATAGTTAGATCAGTGATCATCGCAGAAGTTACTTGACCCCACGCAATACCACCCGACGCTGTGCTGTCAGTAATAAGAACTCTGCTTGCCGCACCGACAGCAGTCTTCACAAGAGCGTTCGCTGTAGCACTACCACTGAGTAGATCGCCTTTCGCTGTCACGAGAACTTGATTCGTGCCGTTCGACAAAGCGTTCACAACTGTGTTCGTAGCGTTGATGTCTGCCGCATAGAACGTGTCACCGTTGAGATATGCGACGTTGAGTGTTGTAGTTGCCATAGTTTCTCCTCTAGTAGACCAAGATGTTGGTGTCTAAGATTCCCTGATTCGCTGAGTCAAGAACTAGGCCGTCACCGCCGACGGGTTCTGCTAACTCGAAAGTCATATCCCAATTCGCAGGCGTAATCGAATGAGTGATGCCTTGAATTGTGAGAGTGCGTGAGATCGTTCCGTTGGCATAGTTCTTTGTGACTGTTACCGGGTCAAGCAGTTCGGCGTTCACAACTGACTCTGCGTCAGACAACATTGTTGAAGTCGAGCCGTGTGCTGTGCCTGTCCACGTAGTGAACCCACGAGGCGACACCGAACCATCAAAGTATGTACCAGCAGTTGATGACTGCTCGAACATTGCAGAGTCTAGATACACCCTTTGTGCCGCAGTGATTGACGTTGAGTTGTTTACTGTGCCTGTCCAACTTGAGTCAGTTGTGTTCCCGTCGAAGTAGGTGTTCAGCGTTGACGAATCCTCGAACAGCACTGCGTCTATCCGATGACTGTCACTGAGAGCACCTGTGTTGGTACTTATTAGGCGTAGGTCTGCTCTGACTGCACCGGCTGGTGCTGTACCTGTAATAGATAGACGGGTACTCGTAGCGCAAGCATCGGCTGAACTATTTGCCAAACTAATAAAAACACCTGCGCTGTCGTACCAGTCGATGCGTGCGCTGTAAGTTCGTGAACCGACAAGCCTCAACACTTGTGCCGAGAAAGTGTAAGTCGCACCCGCATAAATGGGGAACACACCCGTACCACCGCACGACGGTCCGTACGCTGTCGTCACTAATGCGACACACACCATCGACCATGAACCACTACCACCAGCAATAGTGCCAGCCGTTCTTGTATTGGTACAACTACCGCCCGTAGTATTCCAGTTCGCAACATCAGACTCGAACGACGGGTTCAAGATTAGGTTCGTGCGAGGAAGTATTGACGTTGAGTTGTTAGCAGTGCCTGTCCATGTTGCACCCGGTCTTGTTCCGTCGAAGTAACTGTTCAGTGTTGACGACTCTTCTACAAGCACAGCGTCTATATAGGAGACGTTAGATAGAGACGGATTATTTACTTGCGTGAAAATAGAAATGTCAATGTTATTTGTACTCGCTACGGTAGTCCCTGAGACGGAGACTCTCGTCCAGCCTGCGCCGACGTTGATAGTGGTTGCCGTACCAGTGATAGTCCCAATTAGAAAGCCAGCGTTCCAGCATCGTATGTCTATTCTGTGTTGCCTATTGTTGCCAGCGAAGTTATAGATATATGCGCTCGCTGTTACTTGTACGCCTGCGCCTACTGTGCTATTTGGGTCGTAGGAGAGTCTGACTAGAGGGTCCGTAGCAGAAGTTGATGTAACGCTTAGAGACGCTGTGCCTATATAAGACGCGCTGGTAATTCTTGCGAGAGTACATATCGCACCAGTCCAGCCTGTCGTGTCCGTCTCGAACGAAGGGTTCGGGCATAAGTTTGTACGATCACGAATAGTGAGTAGCGAACCTGACAAGCGAGCAACAAGCACAACAGTTCCAGCAACCGTGACATCTTTAGTCACTGAGAATCTCACCCACGAACCAGCAACGAGAGTCGCATTGCTTTGCGACACAGACGAAACAGTTGCAGTGCCACCTTCTCTATCAACACTCACAGTACGACCAGCAAGAGTTGACGTTGCGGGAATGTAGACATACATCGAGAACACGTACCGCCCAACAGTTGATGCGGTGACTGTTGCGTTCCCGATATTTGAGTCATACGATGACGACATTATTACTTGAAGAGACTTCGTACCTGAATGAGCGGCAACTGTTGAAACAGTATTAGAACTCTGTGCTGATGACCAACTTGTTGTGTTCGTCTCGAACGATGGATTTGTAGAGAGATTCGTTCGAGATGTTTCAGCAAGGCTAGTGACATTGAAGTCGATTGAGTCGAGAGTCACTTTCGGATTACGTCTGAATCCGAGAAGATAGTTTGCTTGATTCGTTGCTTCAGCATCACTCGTCAACAGTGAACCCGTCTTTGACAGACTGCGGTTGAAGTAGTCAGTGATGCTCTCCGAGTCTGTCGCAAGACTTCCGCTGAGTGACTCACCCTCGATTGAAATATAGTTGATGATCTGCTGATCGTCGAAACCAACTTGCACACCTGTGTACGGCAGTCCTGTCGTCTCGTTGAACGTCAACGGTGTTTCGGTTACTCCAGCGGCTAGAAGTTGTAAACCTTGACGACTCTTGAATGTATAGAACCCTCGCTTGTCAACAAAGAACGCACCGACTTCAGCACTCTCCACCTGTTGTATCGCTTCAAGACCTGTGCGATCAGTATCAGGGTCACTGTCGACTTGCGTGTTGCCTGTTGCGAGTTCACGGATATTGTTCGGCACGCTCAAGGCGTTCAAGATATATCCAATGCGAGTTCCCGTGTAGTCACCTGCGACTGCCGATGCGATCGTTGAAACTCTTGACATATTCAACACACGGAACGCATCTTCTGCTTCGATCGTGACCAGTGTTGCGTTGATACCCGGCTCGAAGTTGTACGTATAGCGTGTCGTGTAACCGTTGAAGAGTTGATACACAGTCGAGCCGACAGTCGCAACGATACGAAACTGACGCAACGGCAACACGAACGGATACAGACTCGATGACGTGTTGTCAGGATTGAACTGACCTGTCTCATCGATGAACGTACAAGTCGCTGTACCTGTATCGAAACTGTCAATCGCTCTTGTACGACCACGATGAATACTGACATCAGTGATTGAACCACTGATGCTGATGAACGCCGCTTGCGCTGGACCAAGTAGCATCGGTGTACCGATACCGAAGTATGCAGTGTTAGGTACACCCGTGTTCACACCAGCAGGCGTTGTCGCACCAAGCAAAGCACCTAACTTCACAGTGCCAAGAATTGATGTACCGTCAACAGCGAAAGATGATGCAGGTCGAATCAGAACGTCGATATCAGGTAGCGTCATATCGTTGTCGTTCTTCCCGACTTCTGAATCTTCAACAAGCCGACACGTACTGCTTCAACAAGGTTGCGCTCAGAAGTGACAGAGCCGTTCACGTTCACAGTGACGTACGTGTCACCACCACCGCCGTAGTTGTTCATCTGCGACAAAGGAATGATCGCTTCAGGCCCGCTCTCACCGATTACACCGATACTCGGCTTCATAGCGATACCACCTTGACTGTGGAATCCACTGAAGTCAATACCCGGCGGCAAGTAGATACCGCCAACGATTGCGCCACCGTTCGCAAGCGCACCGTCAGCAAGGTTCGTCTGCTGACCCGCTGTGAAGTTCGAGTACGCCGATGCCGCAACAGGTGTCGTGAGTTTGTCGATGCCACCTTGAAAGCCTGCAAGGAACGTGAACATCGTGTCGTGAAGATCAACCTGAATTGCTGTGACGAGAGCCGCCATCTGCGTGCTCACACTCTCAAGACTTGACTCAAGCCCGTTGACAAGTGTTTGCTGTTGTTCGAACTGTGCTTGTGCTTGTGCAACAGCGTCAGTGAACAGTTGACGCACGAGAGCGTTCTGAGTTGCTAGTGCGCTCTCTGCGCCAGCAATGTCAGCACCGAACACAACTTCGCCTACAAGAGCACCCGACTCTGTAGCGATCGCTGATATCTGTGATCGAACATTCAACAGTTCAGCGATGTCTCCTGCTGACATACTGAGAAGACTCTTGGCGATCTTGTTGCCTTCAAGAACGCCTGCTTGTGCGACCTGTGCGATGATGTCTGAACCGAATCCTGCATCACGCAACGATGTCAAGTTGTCACGGAACGTCGTCGCTTCAGCGAGCATCTTGCGTGCGTTGCCGAGCGGGTTCTTTGCTGTGATCGGTTGCACCACAGAATCCGAAACACTCTTTGCAAGATCACTTTGCTGTTGCTTGAGTGATTCACTCTTGGCGAACAGTTCGTCGTACTGCTTCTGTGCCGCTAACGCTTGATCGAGCAACGTATTCGACGGCGCTGTACTGCCTGTGATCGTTGCGTCGAACTTGCCTGCGGCAACTTGCACCTCTTCAAGTGTTGACTTGAATTCCTCTAGTGCTTTTGTTGCGTCTGCGAGTTGTGTTGTGAGTACGTCACGTACGTCAGCCATGTTGCTGAGTCGAGCGAACTGTGCCTTGATCTTGTCGATGAAGCCCGCGAACTGTGGCAACTTGTCTAGCCCGAGACGGACTGCTTCGTCGAGTGTTGCTTGTAATGCTTTGCCAATTTCTTTTGACGAGCCATAAAGAAGCGCGTCGCGGAAGTCTGTTGACATCAGTTCATTCGCATAGCCCGCAAGGTCATTGACCATATTCTCAACGAAAGCCGCCAAGTCATTAGGTGCTTGAGTCTTTGTACTACCGCCACCGCCACCGCCACCACGACCAGTTGGACTGCCACCCGTAGTACCAATCGCAGACCTGATTGCCTTCAAGTCCGAGAGAGTCTTACTCAATCTCATCGTCGTGTCGCCAGTAGCAGCACCAGCAGCCCACAACATATTCCCTATAGCCGCCTGAACGTTGGCGATCTGTTTGTCAAGGTCGGCAGTATTGATAGCGAAGTTCACACCGAACTCTGCTTCAAGTCCATCGAGTATCCCCATCGAGTCAATGAGTCCACGTACCTCTTCATCGGTGTAGCCAGCAGCACGAGCAGCGTCACCCAAACGAAGAACCA